CATCATATCTGCACCTGTAAGTGCAGCTACTGTTGTGGTATACTGGTCTGTATAAAACTCACCACCAGAATGGTAGACAGTCATTTTACCAGAAGATTTTGTCTCATCAAAATAATCAGAGACTCTGTTCTGCCAACCATCATTGACACCAGGCATAGAAGACGCATCTGATGCCTTCGTATCACCTGCGATACCATAGGGGAATTTGTCTGAGCTACTCTCTTTTACTACCTCTCCGTCACTATTGATAGAAACGATCATACCCATTTTGATATCATCGCCTGATACATCAATAGACCTTGAAGCGGCTACAACATGATATATTGGAACTAATGCCATTTTATTTCTCCTTTTAGAGTTATTTACTAATTCAACCTTCAACTATTGGCTTGTATTTTCTCGTCTTTATTCTATCAATTTTTCTACTTAGTTTCTTTATGTTTCTTCGTCTTGATGCAAGCGTAAACTAATGTATATTTATTGCCAATTTTAAAACTATATATTAGTTCTGAGTTTTCTGGGATTATCCTCTAAAAAAAACTTTTTTTTTAAAGAGATATAAAAAGGGATACTCAGAACAAATATAGAAATAAGATATAGCAATAAAAACTAAATAAATTAGGAGATTAAAGTTATGAAAGAATTCCTTGTATTTCAGGAGGCTAGAAATTTCGCCAGAAAACTGAATCTAAAAGACACAAAAGAATGGAACTCCTACTGCGTTAGTGGTTCTAGGCCTCACGATATGCCATCTTCGCCACAAACATACTATCAAACGGAATGGATCGGAATGAACGACTGGCTAGGCACATTAGACCAAAGAGGCAAGCATAACAAAAGAGGATATTCCATAAATGATAATTATTTCAAAACATGGTCTCATGATATGGCATATATACTTGGATTTTGGTGGGCAGATGGGAATATCTATATAAGCGGCAATAGCTATAAATTCGGAATTGCACAAAAGGAAAAATATATATTAGAAAACATACTAGAGGCTATGCAATGTCAGCCTCTTCCAATCAAAGAATACAATAAATGCCACGTATTTACTATTTGTTCAAAACCCATAGTCACAGACATAATCTCTTTAGGGGGGTGTCCAAACAAATCAAGGAACCTTTCATTTCCCCAAGTACCCACCCGATATACCAATGACTTCATAAGAGGTGTTTTTGACGGAGACGGTAGTATTTATTTGCTTAAAAAAACTCAACAATACCAGTCTAAGATTACATCAGGTTGCCTTGCGTTTCTAGGTGAGATTCACTCCATACTAAAAGATAATATCAAGCAACTAACAGGAAGCATGAATTCGGAAAAGTCCACACTTAGCGAGAACCTTGTATATAATCTTCATTTTGCTGCGAGTGACACTGTTAAAATAGCCAAATACCTATATGACTCCCCATCTAAACTAAGACTGCACCGAAAGCACCAACGATTCATGGCGAGCGTTGAAAACAACAGAGTTAGAACGGACTATTATTCCTATGACGAACTAAAAAAACTTATAAAAGATAACAAAATAACAAAATTAAAAGAGCTATTTCAATACAGGGTAGAAAAAAGAGACTATAAAATCCCATCGTCAATGCATTCTCAAAAAATTTATAATGGGGAGCAGGAGCTATTTGACAATAAAAACACATACCTTTCTTACAGTGAGGCAGCGGTATACGCATCTACATTAAACCTTAAAGGAGTTAAAGAGTGGGAAGCATGGAGAAAAACCGCCATGCGACCAAGCTCCATTCACTCTAACCCTCAAAAGTACTACAAAAACTCAGGATGGATTAACTGGGGTTCTTTCTTGCATAAAAAATAAACCCCGTCAAATTAATGACGAGGTTTATTAAGTTTCTTAGCTATTTCTAACTATTATTTTAATCCTTCTAATGTCAAGCTGTGATCAAATTTGCTATTCCCGATAGTAAACTGATCCTCTAAACGACTTTGGAAACTAGCTTCTTTAGTCATCTCAGGCGCTTTGGATTCCATTACGATAGCTGGAATAGAATGCCCTACGTCTTCCGTAGAAGCCGTTCTAACAGCCATTCTTTTAGGATACATATTATCAGCTACAGAAGCAATCTTGTCTATCTCGAACTGGCCAAGGGCCTCTACAACGTTATCATATGCATTCTCGTCAATTCTTGCTGTGGCTATAAGTTTAGAAGCAACCTTGATCGCTTCAATTTTTCTAGCGTTAGCAATTCTTTCCAACTGACGTTCTTTCTGCTGTTTAACCTGTTTAAGATATTCACTGTTATTCGCAGGAAGATCCTTCTGAACAGCTTTCTCTTCTCCCATATAAGCATCAGCCACTGGTACATCTGGAGCATCTGCCTTAACATCAATGTTATCAGGTCCTTCTTCTCCCATAGTTGCCTTTGCCCTAGGAACAGATGGCTTAGCTAAAGGAACATTAACGTTATCAGCGCCTTCGTTACCCATAGTAGCATCGGCTCTTGGAACACCTGCTTCTACATCCTTCTCTACAGTTTCAACTTCAGTAAGTTTTTTGGAAACTTTAATTGTGAAGTTGTCACTATCGGCAATAACAGTACCCTTAATCTCGTTATTAATTGCTGGCATACCCGCTTGCTGTTTGGCTTCTTCGCCCATATAAGAACTATCAACAGCTACATCAGGAAGGGTGATTGTTACGTCAACGTTATCAGCGCCTTCTTGCCCCATAGTTGCAGAACCTCTAGGGACAGATGGTTTTGCTAAAGGAACATCAATATTAGCAGCACTTTCGTTGCCAATAGTGGCCTGTGCTCTTGGAACACCTGCCTTAACATCCTTTTCAATGGTTTCAATCTGAGTAGGTTTCCCAGCAACTTTAACTACTGTCTCCCCTGCTCTTCTTAACTTATGAGTTTGCATAGATAATGCCATGTCTCTCTCCTCTTCATTATTAATTATATCTGATACTTCAATCTCAGTAGCAGAACCCATATCAGGTTCTTCAACTACATCAATAATCTCCTCTTGTGAAACTTCGTCAAGGGCCTGTTCATCTTCAACAGCTACCATTACAGCTTCCTGCAATTCTTCAGCAACCTCTTTAGGAAGAACAAGAGTTACCTCTTCTTCAATGCCCTCTTCACATGGGCACTCCTCTTCTAGCGGTCCTTCTTGAATTACATCAGCAATATCAATGTCTTCAAAGTCTTCCTCTTCAGGTTCAACCATATCCAACTCTAGAAGTGCTGTATGAATAGCCCTCAAATCAGAAGCCTTCAATACTTTTTCCTTACCCGTTTCAATATCCTTCATGAAAGCTTCCAAGAAGATATTATCAGAATCAACTGTTGCATATTTTTCTTTCATGCAACCGCAAATTTCAGATGCTTCTTTCGTAGCTGCAACCAGAGTCTTACCCTTAGTTGCTTGTAACTCTTTGATATGATCTGAAACGCACTCATCCATTGGATCTTCTTTCATAGAGACTTCTGCAATTCTCTCCATGTGACGAACCTTTGTTAGAGCAAGTCTTTCCAATTGGTCTGCAACGCACTCTGTTAGAAGCTTACCTTTGCAAGGGCCATATGTAGCGACTGTGTTTCCGCCGTATTTCTTTGCGATCATTTCAATACAGTTAGCTCTTGGGAATTCACTTCCTGCTGCACTTTTAATCATTCTACCCACTCTGATAGAAGCAAGAAGTGCCTCTCTAGCTTCATCGCAACCTTCGCAGTCAACGTCCTTAGGCACTAGATTCCATGAAACTCTTAAATAAGCGTCCTCTGGATTCTTTGAACTAACAATAAGTTCCTTGGTAGTTTTTGTTCCACAAGCATTACACTCAAAAACATTAACTCCTGCTGCTACAGTGCTAGCCTTGCATTCAGTCATACCACAAGCTGGGCAAACGTGACCATGTTTCTTCCTATTAGAAGCAATTCTGATTAAAGCATCTTTTCCAAGCTTTGTTTGAGCTGCAACTGGAAGAGCAGGAACCTCAGCGGCCTCTGGAACTTCAGCACCATCTTCACCAACACTCTTTGTGGGTTTAACAATAGTGAACTCAATATCTTTCTTGATTAACGCTTCATATTCTGCGCCACATGCATTACATGAACCAGAAATTCCACCTTCTTTACCTTTTTCTACGTCTGTATCAGAGCTACCGCACTCTGGGCAGATAGCGTATGGCATTTGCTGTTCGCCTGCTGTAGGAATTTCATCAACTCCAGTCATAGGATCATCAGTTAGTGTCTGAACAGGAGCTTCGCCACCCATAGGAGCCTCTGCGCCCATAGAAGGGTCATTAGGAACTCCAGGCTGAGCAGAACCGCCACCCATGAAATCCTGAGCTGTTTTCTTCATTCTACCAGACTTAGAAGCATATGCTGTTTCTTGAGGAACCCCTTCTCCTAAAGCTTGGCCAGACATATCGCCTTCAGGAACTAATCCTTCGGGTTCAGGTCCAACCTCTTCTCCAATAGGAATAGAGATTGATTCTCCGCCATCAGTCTGAACAGCAATAGCAACTGTCTCACCATCAATTGTTACATTAATGATAGAAGCAAGTCTAAGGTTATTAGAAGCCAAAGCCCCTCTTGTAAAATTAGCAATAGCTGTTTTGAACTCAGAATTACGAGGCATATCTTTATCTATCCCCATTTCATCAAATGAAGTTTCGATTTTAGTATCTGCACCCTCTGAAGCCCATTCGCTACGCTCAACTTCTCTCTGCACCTTTTCAACTTCCTCTACAGAAGCTGTGATTTCCTTTCTGGCTTCTTCTCTAGATGCCTTCTTGGATTTCAATGCGTCCTTAAGTTCATCCTTAACGCTAGCAACTACCTTCTTAGACTCAATAGAAGCAAGTTTCTCTTCTACTCTTTCTGTAACAACTTCAACTCCTTCGTTATCTTCTGTTGCTACGTCAATCGCTGAAATAATAACTTCTGGATTAATAGTAACATCAGAAGCAACCTTTCTAAGATTACCAAGAATAGAATTTGTTATTTCCTTAGAACCAATAGAAGCTACTTTGATCTTACCGCTCCAGAAAGCTAATCTTTCTGTGAAGTCAACTTTTTCTTCATTAACTTTCTCTAAGATTGCATTCCCAAGATTATAACGATCTTTAGTAGAAGCAACTAGTGTTCTTGCAATACCTACAGCTTCTTCAGCGGTACACCCTGTTTCAATAACAGTATCAGCAAGACTAGCAATAACTGCCTGCATATGATCACTTGCACTCTTAAACATAGAAGAATCTCTATTAGCAGCTCTTGCCCATGGAGTATCAACAGCGTCTAACTGCTTTTCAGTAATAACGTCCTTCTCAGTATGAATCCTATTCTCTCTAAGCTGACCTTGAGTAACCTGATCTGCTTCAGTATTATCTCTTACTGCTTCAAGCTGAACTTCACCAGTTACTTCTGGAGCGGCATCCCTTCTCGCATGAATACCATTATCAGATGACAACTGCTTCTCAGTAATAACATCCTGTTCACCAGTTCTAGAATGAAGACCTGTATCATTCTTAAGCTGCTCTTCGGTTGTACTGTCCTGCTCAACACCTGTCTGTGAGTGGTACAAGTCTCTAGCCTGTTCCAACTGTACTTCCTGTGTTACTTCTGGGGCCTTGTTAACAGAAGATGCGCCTGCCTTTCTATTAATATCTGTCATCTGACTTCCTCCTTCTTTTATGTTTTTAAAACTATCAGAAAAAGCCTCTACAAAATATGCAGATGCTTTGTCTGGTGAATCTTTTATAATATCCTTCTCAACTTTAGATAAATCCTCATAAGTCCATACCTTACTATGTTGTGTATCCCCCTTATCTTCCGCCACAATAATAAAACTGTCGCCTGTTTCCTTCACTGACAATCTCACCTTATTATTTTGGATGGATGACACCTTCCTTATATACGGTAAAAAGTCTTGTTTTTCCTGCCACAAACTTGATAAAACTTTCATTGCATCGTTTTTCTGGGCTTTTTTGGCAGAAAGCGTTCTTCTCTTAGGCATATTTTCCTCCTTATCTTCAAGAATTTTACCTATAAATTTATTTAATTCGGGTATTATACTTGCTATTTTTTTTAAATTATCGTTATCAAATGAAAGAATAGGCATACTTGGCACCGTAGGCCTTTGCGGATTTGAAGACTTCATTCCAGAAGCTGTTCCTACTGGTGCCGCCTGAGTTGAAGATACTGGCATTGGAGCGGCACCTGCGACTCCTGCTTGTGGTGATGGTGGTGGAGCTTGAGGAACTGCACCCTCTGGAGCTACTTCTGGAGCTACTTCTGGAGCTACTTCGCCCTCTGGTGCTTCTGCGTTACCTGGAATCTGCCCAAACCCTGCTCCAGTTAGCTCATCAACAAATGTCTGTAACTCTGATAAAATCTTAACCAAGTCGCTAGCAAAATCAACCTCAATATTCTGCCTGTTTTGAATCAACTCAACAGCAATGTTCTCCAAGGTAGTTAATGCTGTATTTAAACTATCCAAATCCTCTTGGCTTGCTTCTTTCTGAATAGCAGCAGTCTTAATCATATAAAGGTTATTCTGTATATTTGCTACTTTCTTCATATAATCGTCATTAGAAAGAATAGTATCTATACGACAACTAGGACAAGCAGGATCAACTACGGCACTAAGCTCAATAAATTTGATTCCATGGTTATACTCAAATACTAGCTCGTTCTGGAAACTTTTCATTTCTCCAGTTACAACATCTTTAGCATTACCAGAGAAATTCCTACCTTTTCTATTCCTAATGTGGCTGCAATTATGAACCGAGGTGTTATTTGCAACATAAGAATTTGATTCTGTTTCAAAATTATAAACTGGTCCCGAATATTCGACTTCGTCAATTGAATAAGATGTATGCTTAGAAAAGCCATCAATAGAGAATGCCTTTTTAATCCTTGAGACACCACTTACTTTTTTTGCAATACTTCTTGATTTTTGAGATTTTATGCTAGAATTGCTCAATGGTAAAGTTTGCAACGGAGCAATTGATACCCTGAATATCTCGGTAAGCCCCTCCCTGTCGTTTGGACCCTTGTTCTGCATATATGAGTAAATAGAAGGAGGAACACCCATTGTATTAAGCAAATACATTAACTGATGTGCCAAATTGCTACTCGCAGTTGTTAATATAAGTCTTCCATATTTATCACTATGACCATCACCATCTATATATCCAGCTAGTATCTCTTGAATATACTGCTTAGACAGAGAGATTACTTTCGTTGATAGCGTCTTATTTTTAGCTAACCCATTGCAGGTTTCTTTTACAAGGTCAACAATAAACTGACTATAAATTCTAACACTAACCGCACGACGCTTTGGTTTTCTACTGATTACTTCTGGAGACTTGCCAATAAGATTTTCGCATATCGACTTGATTTCATTTATATAATCTGTTTCTTCCTCATGAAATGATAATTCCACACCGATATCCTTACTGTCGCTTTTCTTGCGAGAGTTATGAAGGAGGCACCCCTCAGCCACATAGTATCCTATTAATTTAGATACCATCAGCCTGTTCTCCTCATTGTCTTCTATTCCATTATCTTCAAAAATATCAAATAACGAGTCATTGCATTTCAACTTAGGTATTGGCATTAAAAGAGTTTCTTTATCATTCAGAAACTCACAAGGCATATATGTCAGTTTATCCCTACGCTCAACAAGAAATGGATGATTTGAAGTGCAGACTAACTCGCCATTAATCGCCTTAGATCTAATAGACTGGAGTACTCCTGAGACATTATGTTTAAACAACTCAACAACTTTAGTAGGTTTACCATAGGCATCCAGTACTTCATCACCAACATTAATGTCTTCAATAACCTTCACTGTCAAATCTGCCATAGTAATTGTCGTTGATGGCACAAAACAGTAGTCATCTGTCTTTTCTGCTTTATTAGAACATATGTTACAAACACTGAAATCAACGCTACAGTTATGAACAGCTAGACCGTCTGCAATATAACTTTCATCTCCCACTACTGTTAAATCATATGTCAGCTCGTCACTTTTGCTTATATTAATAGCCTTGATTGGGTTTGCAATATAAAATTGACCATCTTTTACAAATGAAAATGTTTCGCCAGAACTAATATCTCCTCCACGACTACCTAGATCGGAGGCTTTAGCTTTCCCCATTGGTCTCACTAAGTAATCTCCTATTTCTAGGTTTTCACTTTCAATAAATTCCAAACCAAATATAGGATATTCTTTTAAACTTCCTGCTTCAACTTCAAGTGTCTCAACCTGAACTTTATCAATAATCAATATCGGATGATCATGCGAAAATGTTGGACACTTATCATACGAAACCAAATCAAAAGTATATAAGTCAGTATTTAAAACTTTATCATATTTACAGATAACTTCTTTTATATTCCCATATGGAGTCAAAACGTGTTCCCCAACTTTCACCTCAGAGATAGGTTTTTCCGAATTGTCGCCCATGGTTATTTTGGAAAAACCCAGCATCGATCCCATAGAAACGCCTGTTATGTACTCTTCTTCAATACTTCTACAGATATGAGGGAAAGCTTCTCTATCTACAAATGAAATTGTATATACAGAATTTTCTTTCTCATCCCACTCAGCATGAATAACTTTACCTCTGGCATTCTCAACATTCTGATTGTCATGATTTGTAAAGAAAGGAACACCCTCAAAAGACTTATAGCTCTCTAATAATTCCTTCTGAGAGAAATAATCCCCATTAGAATTAGGTTCATCAGCCTTTATAGCTTTAGATCTAAAAAATAAAGCGGTTGGATGCTTATCAATCTCAGCTTGAATAATTTTGGACTTGTCAGAACCAGGTCTAACAACAATCCCACCAGAAGCCAATCTAATCAAACCACGAGTCTCTTGCTCTTTTGTCTCAAGTGGAACACACTCAGTTAAAGCAACTTTATATAACATTATGCTACCTCTTCTTTATATTTTCTGATAACCTTATGAATCTCTTCAGCATCTGAGGTGTCCCCCTTGCTATCGCAATCAGCGGCTATCTTAACTAAATTTTTAAGAGTCTTACTTAGGATTACTTTGTCTTTATCTGAAAAGGCTAAGTAGTCCTGTATAAAATCCTCGTCTTCATGATCCTCTTCATAAGGATTATTAAATACCTGAGATGTATCCCCCTCATAATCTCCTCGCTCTTCTTCATTAGAGCCTCTGTTCATAATTCTATGCTTAGTATTTTCAATAAGGTTCAGATATGATTGACGAGCACCTACCGTACAGTATCTATCTTTGCCATTAATAGGCATTCTATATGTCTTTGTACCCTCGTCCCACCTTAGTCCCTCTATTTTAGGGTTTCTTGCAAGAATGTCATCTGTTGCCATAACTAAGTCTAGAACCGTTAATGCCCCTTCCTTAGATACGTTTTCAACGGTGGACCTATCGTCCCAACTAAGCTCTCCAACTTGGGACCCCACTCCTGTCTGTCTCGCAAACTCTTCTCGCATAACAGCTAAAACCTCTTCTCCATATTCATCAACTATGCCACCCCATTCGCTTTTCTCTATTCTTCCTATAAGCTCTTTTGACTGTTGGTCCCGAACTTCTACAGGTGCATTAGGAACCACTCTTTTAGGCCTACTCGCTTCATAATCTGGGCCAGAACCGCGAGCTGCTTCTACTATTCTAAAATCTAATGATCTAGAAGCCTCTTTCCCATCTTTACTGTCGTTTTCTTCCTCTTTGTCCCTTTGTTCCTTCCACTTAGTAATTTTTTCAGAAATACCATGAAGTTGAGCGGATGTATATGGACGAAGGGACCTAGGAGTTTCAACACCCCAAGTTTCTCTCGCATAAGTAGCTGCTGAATCTAAACTATCAAAATATTTACCGCCAGCTGAAAATGTAGCAGGAAGCTTTCTGACTCCAGCGAAAAACTTAGCTCTAGGATGATGGATCTTTGCTGGACCTAAAATGCAATAATAACTATCTCCATCGCTCGCATCGCCTTCAAAACGAAAATAACTACCAGCTCCAATAACGTCTTCAAATTGCTCTTTTAAAAACAGTGTCTTATCAGTATAAACCTGTTTCCAGTCTATATCCTTCTCTACCAGCTTCTCTCTAGCTGTACATTTTAACTTCATAAAGTGTTTCTCCCGTTAAAGACAATAAGGAATTTTATATTTATTCACATAAAAATATAAAAATTCCTTTTAAAATTTTAAATTAACATAGAAAATATATTGGGTACTATTTATTATCTATTTATTCTCCGCCATCATTTGCTTTAACATCATTTCTTTTTTCATGATGGACTTAAGTACTGTTTGCATGACCTGTTCAATTCTCTTTTTAATTTCATCGTCTTTAAAACGTAAAATAGTCCATCCTAATTGAGCTAATTTACCATCTCTTTCTTTATCATGAGTCATCTGCTTAGGATTAGAGTGGAACATTTCTCCATCCGCCTCTATCCCTAGCTTTAATTGAGGGATTGCAAAATCTAGTGGATACTCCTGAGAACCATATTGAACAGGGAACTGAGGAATTACTCTATATCTTAATAATCCATCTTGCTGATATCTTGTTATACCATCTAATAGTTCCATCTCTGGCTCAGTAAAAACAACTCTACCTTTCTGATCTCTAGTTGGCCCCTGTGTCTTATTTTCTTGCCCATTTGGATTTTTAGCTAAAGTTTTTTTTTGCTCAGATTCTAATCTATCTCTAGTTTTCTTAGTTAAAATCTTTCCACCAAACTGAGAAGGATCAGCTGTAGATACTTGAGCAGTCTTAATCGCCCTGTTAGATGCCGCTGTGGCTGGCTCTCCTCCTGCTCCTGCCATTTCTCCACCGCCCATCCCTCCACCTAGGTCTCCGCCAATGTCTCCGCCAATTCCGCCAGCGGCCCCACCGCCCATCCCAGGCATTCCACCCATATCCCCACCAAAGCCGCCGCCCATCCCTCCAGCGTCCCCACCCATTCCTCCACCAAGGGCTTGCATTTGAAGGGCGTCATATCTTTTACGTTCAATTTCCTGATCTGGATTAAAATCAAATACTTCTAGTACTGTCTGAGCGGATAATAGTCCTTTTTCATACAGTTGTAATACAGATTGGCGATACTGCTGCTGATCCCTAAGATGCATAGAGTTCCATTTAATTGTAGGAACGATTAACTCTTCTTCTCCAGTATCTTCATCTATCTCTACAAAGCCTTGACGCCTTGCTTCTGGAAGATAAATACTATTCTCTACCCAAGCTGCAATTTCCCTGCGAAAACTCTCTAATCTTTCAATAGTAGATTCAATACCAATAGAGGCTGATGAATTTCCATGTATTCCGAACTTACCATTTCTTTCAGTAATAATAAAATGATTAGGAACTTCTACGCACCAAACTTTCCCTTCATAATCACAGTCAGAAATTACGCTATCTACCTTTTTAGAACGAGTATCTAATACTGGGAAATCACCAATTTGAGAATTTGGAGACCAATTTATATTATATTTTGTATTTAATTTATCACTGTCAAACTCCTCTGTATTAAATCGTGGGCTATACCCTAATTTGAACAGGATCTCAACTACGTCATCTCTTAATTGTCTAGAGGTAGTTGTATAGGTGTAATATTTTTTATATGTGGGCTTCTTTTTTGTTGCGAACCTGATGCTTCCATCTCCATCTACTAAAGCTTCTAGTACAATTCTTAAGTTGTCACAGGACATGTTCTTAACTTCTTTTGGAATACATTTTGTCCCAGAATACCCGCCGCATTGTGTAGATAAATATTTTACAATCGCTTTATTTACTGGGCATTTCCCACCAGATATAAGAAACGAATCTCTCCGTCCCATTTCTGAGAATATAACTCCTGAATTAACAAAGCCTTCCTTCATTTTGTTATACGTTTCAAGATTAGCCTCTTCGCTTTGGCTGATACTAACACCAAGCGCCTTTGTTTTAGCACGATTCCATTGCCTCCGCCCTTCACTAATATACCAACCCAATATCTTAAGAAAGTTTTCGGTTGGCATCCCGCAATATTCATTCTTATCTTTTGTTGTTTCGGCCCAATTATCGACACACGCCCTGAACCTGCCTCTTATTTTTACATCGGAAGCCTCTACAACTTCCCACTCCCCAAACCCTTCTTTTTGGCCACCTTTTCCTGGCTTTGTTGTTAACTTTCTTGCAGCGCATAGCATTTTGTGATTAGGAGTAACAAGCATATCTATTCTATTTGTTTCAAAATGCTTTAACGGAAGATCGTCCCCGTCAATAGAGTTATAATTATATTCATACTTCCTAATAGCCTTTTGATATTCTAAAGCACCAGTCTCTTTATTAAACGTAGCTATTAGGTCTTTTTCTATGTCAATCTCATCTTTATATTTTAATCCGCTATCACAAAGTATTCTGCTGCAAGCACTTAGACAATACGAGGGACCTTCACCGTTGAGAAGGGCGTTATTAATCATCATACCATCAAGGATTTCCTGATTAATAAACTCGAATTCGTTAGATAATGTTAATACTTTACCAGAGTTCCCTTGTACCGTTACCTTTCCGTTCCTTCTGGTGATAAAAAACCCATTAGGAACAGTAAAGCACCACACTTTTCCAACATAACTTTCCCTAGTCATATTATCCTTAGAATTTAAAACTACAGTCGCTGGAATAGAACCATTATCATAATCAGAAGAAGACTTAATTGCAAAGTCACATTCAACTTTCTCTACATAACTAGCTGCTGCATGTGTCCACTCATCGCTTCCTTCAACGTTTATAAGCATTTTATGATTAGGAGTAACAGATATGTCTACATCTTCAGCTTCAAAATGAACTAACTCTCCATCATAATCGTATTCATGATACTCTTGAGGCACATCATATTCAATACAATCTGTGTCTAGATTATACGTAGCTATTTTCTCATCATAATCTTTAGAAACCTCGGAATAAAACTTCCAGCCATTCTCTGTAAGTACCTCAGTATCAGGACGAAAACAAGCTCCATACCACTCTAGGTCAAAAGCATGATGGGTTACAATTGTTAAGTTAGGATCATTTGCTGTTTGGGCTAACTGCTCTTGAACCGCAGCAATATCAGCGGGGCCAGCAGGACGGTCATCATTACCAACCTTTACAATCTTAATAGGAACAATTAATCTTTCTGCAACAATCCACTGGGCAACCATTAACTTTGTTTTATAAGAAAGAGTAGGGAACAGCCTTCTAACCATACCTGTTCCGTATTTGGCGTAACCACCCTCTCCATACATTAAATGACTTACATTCCTATTATCAAGTCTAATCGGTTGACCTGAAGAAATCAAAGCTCTTACTTGAGGCGTTAGTCTTTCGCTACCAGGAGTTTTCCCAGATACCATATTGGTTAATTCTTCATCTGCCTTAAGTGCTATAACAGGTTCTGGATTCAAAGGAGACGTATATACCTCTACATAATCTGGATTTAAAATAACTATTCTTTTTACTGTTCCGCCATCATGTTCACATATCTCATCTCCACAACGTCCAGACCCCCCACAATGCTCGCAGGAAATCTCAACGAACGGAAAACAATCCCCAAGCTTATGAATTTCATGACTCATTAATCTTAGCCATTTGGGAAGCTCTAATCTTTTCTTAAACTTGTCAAAGTAGTTCTTAACCATTCTATCTTTACATTCATGGGTGTAGTCATTCATCGGGAAATACGAATTATGTACTGCAATTCTATTTACAACATAAGAATGGCAATTTTGGATAGATAAGTCATATAGTTCCCCATCATATATATATTCTTCTAAAGAATAGATCTTTCTATAAATATAGTTTCCTTTAATAAGACATGGACTAACATCTTCCTGCTTCTCCCCGTATCCGCATGGAGTAAGAAGATAGTCCCCTTCCTTAAGCGTTCCAGACTGAACGAATTTAACTTCTCCGTCACGCTCTGTTAGCATTTCGTGGCCTTTTGTAACTTTAATCTTAGGAGTATAAACCCCTCCAACCCCTGCTATTTTAATTTTTAGCATCTCTTCTTCGTCAGTGGACCTCTGATTTACTTTTTCTACCATATTAGCAGACCCGTCATGACTACGAACCATGTCCCCTTCTTTGATTGAAGAAATCCTTTTTTGACGCCCATCTGATAGTAAAACAAAAGAATCTGGCTCAAAACAATAAAAATCTATAGAGGCAGCAACCTTGGGTTCATTCTCATAAAAGAACCTAGAGTTAGAACAGACATACCCATCAGCAACTAAAGCATGCCTGTCGTTGGTCATTTCGATATCAAAACCCTTACCAGTATAAAGAAATTCTTCTATCTTTTCTATTGGGGAAGCCAAATATGTGACACCATCCTCTTCATAAAAGAATTTTAACTCACGTTCTTTTTTAGGTACAAAATTATTATGAGCCTTATCTCCTCTCATATAAGGAGCAATAAGAGGAACCTGCGAACTAGGAATCAATATTCTATAGGCGCATTCAGAATCAGTCGGGTAATGATCGCCATATAAAGGATATTTACCAAGAGAACAAGTAATGCCGCATGAAACCAAAAGCCAATACATCTGATCAGCTAAATCCTTTGAATAGCAGTTAGAAATTAATCTTCCACCACCGTTTTTGCCGCATGGCTTTTCTAAACATCCGTCTCCATCAAGGTATCCAGCTATGATACTAAGTCTAGCTTCTTTATCTAAATCAAATACAGCTTTAGATAGCCTTTTACTTATCCCTTTGTTTACAATATATTGTTTAAAGTAATTATTTGTTTCTTTAGTAGACGCCCTTACTCTCAACCCGTTGCCATCTCCATGTTGCCTCGATGAAACAGTGCCAGAAAAATGCCTCTTTAACAACTCTTCACACTTCACCAAAGACACCTCGTCCTTACACCCTGTAAAGTGGACATCATAACGCCCTTTGGTCCAACACAAACAACCGTCTGCCACACAAAGCCCTGTCAACCAAGCCAGTTCAGGATCTAAACTCTTTTTGCCGACATTAGGAACTGGAGTCAACAAATAGTCTTTTCTATTAACATCTTGAGCCTGTATCCGCCTGACTAGTTTATCTTCTATTTTAACTTTTTCAACGCCATTAGGCGTTACATCCTTCTTCGCCCTATACTTCTTTCCAGTAAGGACCTTCTTGTTTTTTCGATGAGCTTTACCATCTAATACAAAAATATAATGCTCTTCTGATATTCTTAATGTCCTCCAATTCCCAATAGGCTTAAAGCTAAAACATCTTTTATCTTCACAATCACGCATAGACATTCTTGGAGGCTGATTAAATGTTCCTTCAGAATTCATAATCTCAGGATAATCTTCTGCTTCAAATATAAATCCACCAGCTACAACCGAATCCTCAATAATATCACTATATGTAAATGGTGTATTTTCTATTGGTGTATATGTGTAATTTGCTGTAAGTACTTGAGTATTAGGGAGATGTAGCCACTGATATTGTTCCAGGCGTTTTGAAGGAATCTGCCAGTTAATAGGCGTATGAACTGGGGAAAAGAACTGAGGCTGACCATAAATAGTACCGCCGCCTGCAGCAGAAGCAACTTTATTTAATTCACCAGAATTGAATGCACCTCTACTGTTACCGCCTGATGGATAGTTCTGATTAGGGTATGAAAGGGCATCACTAGATCCTGATCTAATGTCTTGAGGGCGACCATTACGTAGAGCTGTAAACGCATGTTCTAAATTCGCCGTTTGTATGATCGGGTTTCCCATATTTCTCCTTTTTACTTTTCCATATTATACAGTGGAAACCTAAATCTACACTTCATTTATGGAAAAATCTGGAGAATCAGAAGTGACAGGTGCCTCTATTCCCTCTAGTTCATCCATTGAGATATCGCTACCTACATCTTTAGTAGCAAGTTCAGGATCTATACCCTCAGGAAACATAAGCTTTTGGGCATTACCAGAATTACCTGATGTATCTTTTACTACAAAAACACGTTTACCTAGAGAATTCTGGATTTCCTGTAATGTTGTATTTTGCTCTAGCTCAGTAGTCCCTATCGGATTTCCGTTATTATCAACTACAGTCATTTGCTCATTACTTGTCAACTGTACCCCTTCGTCGTTAAAAGCTACCTTATTAAGAGTCTCTTTTTTATAGGCTACTTTATTAAAAGCTTTTTTTTTAGAAGCTTCACAAGTACTGCATGAATAAAGGACTCCATCATGATTTGCCTTTACCTGAATAGCGAAGTTCTTAATATTAGCGACTTTAGCTATAGGCATTTTATAATGTTCAGACACCTTTAATATAATAGCTTTGTCGTCAATACCAGCTGTACGCATATCTAGGATATCAGCGAAAGCCTTAGTTACTACATCTTTCTCTGTATCTATAGCCTTGGCCTGAATACCTACAAATTCATCTTCTATATCCGAAATATATTTTATATCAGAATCTTTTGCTGAATTATTTTCGCTACCAGTAATAATAACTCTTAAACCATCAGCAGCAGCTCTTAATGGAAGAATATCCTCAGTCTTTTCGTTTCTAGCTTCCTGCAACCTTCTTTCGATAGAGTACTGATGAGGTCTTGGCTTTCTAGTTCTTTCTCCATTAGCTAGTTCCATTTGGTTTCCGCCTAAGTCATGATAAACCTTGAATCTATCATTAATATAGCCGCCCACAACTCTACCTTTGTCATCCTTATAATCTCTATAGAACTTATCCATGACATATCTGCGCCATAGAGCTTCGCCACTATATACATGGTTTGGGTCGTCATCAAAGGACAGCATATCTGGATTACGATGAGTAAAGTCATAAATTGCATCCCTATCTTTTCTCCACGGGGTTCCAACATACTTATTATCATCCTCTCTACCAGTATAAGGCGAAGAAGGTGGTCGTGTAACCTGTGCTTCCCTTATGCTAAAGTTATTAATCTGACTAGTCTTTTTATTCATAAAACCTTCCTCTTTTATTTCGGTTATGTTATATCTTGATAAAATCACAAACAAATTTTCTGACGCTTCTTCTATATCTTTATCAAATCTAGTGCTTTTTCCCTCTTTTTTTATTTGAGTATTTAAATCAAATATTGTTTGACACGCCTGTTTAACTGACAAATCATCATTAGATCCGATCACTTCAATAATATTATTACTTGCAGTTTCAGGATTCCCATTGCCTAAAACCCAATTCTTTAAATCATTTAAACTTGTAAAAAATCTCATTTATCTAATCCTAATTTTCTATTTTCTTCTCTTTTTCTTAAGAAATCTTGCCTATATTGCTCTTTAGAGTCTTCAAGTAAACTATTCAGCTGATTAAACCTTTGTGTATCTGTTTGAGGGTTAAAGTTAGCCATGAACTCAGATAAAGCGACTTGACCCTCTGGAGAACCCATGAATATCTGCTTAATATCATCAGGTAAAAAAGACTGATATTTAGATATCTCTGAAAGCATTGACTTATTAAGTTCATCTAAATCAGTGGTCATTAAACTTTCTTTTCCGTCATCTACCCTTATCTCGTCAGATTTCTCTTCTATTTCTTGCTGCTCATTGGTTTGTTCTTCGTCTTGATCTCCAACCTCAGGAAGTTCAGCATCTACTTCTGCAACCTCTTCAACTTGCTCAATTTTTGTCTCTTCGGCTTGTTTAAAAACTTTTCCTATTCTAAGCCACTCTGATTTACTTATTTTAAGTTGAATTCCAGAAGAAGTTTTAATTATTTTCATTATATCTCCTGTACTTATTCTAAACACAATAAAGCATTCACCACCTGCCTAAAACTGGCCTATCTTTATACTTAAGATGAGGCCTCAGTATCTCTAACTGCTTAATGGTTTTTTTAATATCTATTTTAGCTTTACCCACATAATTCATATTAAGATGATCTAAAGCTTCTTTCATCAGATCATAAATTTTTTCAATATCTGAAGCGTTATATGCTATTTTTTGAATTTTCATGTTCAAACTCATATAAAAACGGTATGGATGCCACTGCTGCAACCTTAAATAGCCCCAATGTCCCATAAAGACTACCAGATGAAGCCAAAGCCTCTTGCCTATCGCTATTCTGAACTGATACCTCTGGAACTCCCTTCTCTTGTTCTGTACGACCTGTCATTTGCTGAGACATGTACTGATCAACACCTTCAAACATTTCAATAGCTGCCTTTCTGATATAATTAAATCTAGCCAATATCTTACTCTTATCAGCACCAAAACCAGCAAGATAAACAGGAGAGTCTTTAGATTCAATATGGTAATGAGAACAAACCACATATGCAGTAGATTCCGCATCAGTTTCCCTATCTTCCTTACTAGAATCTTGCCTTGAAAACTCAGGGTCAAAATGGATCAATTGATGTGCTATCTCATGAAATAGGGTTTTAACCTTAACAAGCCCCTCTGATTTACTATTCAGCGCTATCTTACCGTTTAAACTAGCATATCCACCTGCCGTGTCCATATTTTCTGTTTCTATTCTAAACTTTTTCTCTGTTGTTGCCCAATTGTAAGCCGATTCATACAGTTGACTTAACCATTCCGTAGCGTCATTGCTGTCAATCTTCCACTCTGGAGGCTCAAAAGGCCCATTCCCTTTATATTTACCGCTCTTAGAGATCCAACCTGGTATTGCCTCTGTGTCCTCATAAGCTATAGCGGCACCAAAACCAAACCTCGTTCTTCCCTTAGATGCTATTTCCTGTTTGGTTAAACCCTGCTTCTCTTCCTCGCTTAAACTTTTGCCTTTAATTGGGAACATAATCGGTATTCTTGTCGCTTCAATCTTAGGAACTCTACCCATCCTCTTCCAGTTGTCTTGACTTGCAACATATGACGCCATTGGTTTCATAATAGCAATCATAGCGCTATTCCAAAAGCTATAATTATGAAATTTAGAAGATGCTGTTAATAAAGACTTTATTATTGCTTGAGATTGCTCACTTGATGCGTCAGATTCAGCCATTTCCCCAACCTGCTCTAATGCATTATGAATAATTTCGCTATATTTCTTACTTCTATCCGCTGGAGATAACTTTTGGGCAGCTTCCATCTCGTTATGCCAGTAAATCATCTCGTCAGGTATCTCTGCTTCTTCTAGATTTGTGTTTTCAGCTACTTGTCTTTCGTGCGAACCAGCTACTTCGCCTTCAGTAGGACCAGTGTCAAGGACTGAGACGTCAACACCCTTAGACATTAACTCCGATTTTACCTTCTGTAACTTATCTTGATCTATTTCTGGACTTTTATATTTATTAACAACTTTGCTCCAAGTCCATTCGCCAATAACTCTATTTTTAAAAGCTTTATATCCCGCCGCCTTAAGCTCAGCAGATAAAGGTTTAGCGGTATTTTTTAATATAACAAAAGAAAGAGTTCCATATTTTGTTTCTTTTGACTCAAAAACAACCTCCACCTGAGACCATAAATCTGCAGGATTCATCTGCTCCTGTGTGTCAGCCTCTTCTCTAGCTGCATTAGGGTCCCAAGACATAGGATTAGGTGGAGCATCTATGGTGTTTTCTGGAGCAACTTCTTCCTGTACCTCTTGGGCAATTTTATTCCAACCAGCTTGCTTTCCAAGATTACGCCATTCTGACTTAGATATTTTCAGAATACGACCTGAGGCTGTTTTAATGAGCTTCATATTAATACTCCTATTTATTTAATGCATTTCTAAGAGCATCAACGAAAGGATCAGAAATTTCTCTTCCGCTCTGAGAAGACATCTTAAACTCATGTTCCTCTTTGTCTGCACCCTGAATAGACCTTCTTCTGTCCTCGTTCTGTGCGGCTAATGTCTCTCCAACAGTCTGATCTGGTACGCTATCTTTATCCCAATCTGAGTACACGCCCATTTGAGACGAAGGTGAATTTAATCCAGACTGAGCATTCATTACTTCAGTTGGAAACACGTTACCCTTTATAACATCATGGAAGTCAGGCATTTCATCTACTAACTTCTGCTGCCAATCTACATGTTCCTGCTCTTTAGCTGCTTTCTTCTCTGCGGCCTCTCTAGCCAGCCTTTCTCCAGTATCTTCCTTTGAACTTAATGCTAAATCTTCAACAGCATGTGGGTTTAAAATACTATTCTGATTGCTTGCTAGTGGAACATTTGAATTCGCAAGGTAGTCTTCGCCGCCTCCGATAGGCTTAATAGCACCTGTCATCATAGAAGGTCTAGATGCTAGCTTTGTCTCAGGCTTAATGTCTTCCCATGCTTCGGGGGCTTGGGCATCAGCAACATCTTCTAGCCCAAAAGGATCACCAATATCCAATCTTGCAGGCTTTTCTTCCTCAGAAGTAATCTTTATCATCCCCTGGGAACCCTGAGAAGAAGCAGTCTTAACAATATCTTCTGCTAATGGGTTTGGTGAAACTTTACTAAAATTATCTAATGGTAAACCACAAGCTATAGCATATTCTTTAAGAGAAGAAACGTCTTTGTCTGCCCACTCCGAACTATAGCAATAGCTACTGTTGTCAGATGCACACTTTTCTATTGCTTCTCTTTCTGCAACTATGTGGGCATCTGAAAGATCTACGGGTATACTTCTTAAATTCTGTTCAACAACTGTCTCCGAGGCAACCTTTTTTAAACTCAATGTCCAATCTGGTACACCCTGCTCTTCTGACATTCTATTTATCTTCATAATTTTATTTCCTTCTCTTGTATTTGAAATAGATAACGTTAATTAATTATTTCTATTCGTCCAGTGTTTTTCCCTTTTTTATTTTAAAAAATGCAATAATCTAATATTATCACGCAGCTGAACGGTAGTTGACTAATCCGCTTTCTGCTCATCATCAAACAAATACCTATCACCAAGGATTAATTCCGCTGTTCCATTTTCCCTAGTAGATCCAGTACTCTTCTTTAAAACTTTAACAAAAACATCAGTTTCCCAAGCTAACCCGCCCTTCCCAGTGCGGAAATAATAATCATATGCTGCCATTTCCTGAATCAACATATCCACGTCTCTTACTGTAAACCCTTTTTCATTAGATAACTTAGCTAGTTTATCCAAGTCCAATTTTTCAATCGCACACTGAAGAGCACTATAATTATCTTCAAACCCGACAATTTCAATACCTCTGTTTTTCATGCGCCTAGAAACCGATAAATAAGTCTCCTTCATACTATCAACATCAAACTCATCAATGTCAATAACTAGATCTACTCTTCCAGAACGAAGCAATGGCCCAGTAATATAATCTTTATGATTGGTAGTCATAATCACGAAAATGTCATTCTTCACAAAGTTATTCTCTTCTTGCTCATCTTGTAGCCAATTCATAAATTCTGATTCTACCTGACGGTGAGCCTGATGCATTGACCCCTCATTACTATCTCCAGAACCCATTGCCCGATCATATTCATCTATCCTGCACACGACATGACTTGACTTTGAAATTCTATCCAATGAAACTCTCATCCTCTCGCCGCCCTCGCCAACCCATTTACTGTGAGACGCCCCTATATTAAAATTCCAAGCGTCAAACCCCAATAACCCTGCAAAATGAGGGGCAAAAGCGCTCTTCCCAAGACCCCCGCGACCATGTAATAGTATGACATGAGGCATTCTATTCCTAATGGCTACTATTCTCTTATTTAAAAGCTCTGATTGTAACGGGCATTGACGAATCTCTCTCTTAATAGCTTTCACTTCCTCAAAATCTCTGAGTATCTTTTTTACATCCCAAGTGAAATTACTAGACTTCGGGCAAATATAATCCTCCCATGGTCTAGGCGTTAAATGCGATAATCCTCTGCCGTCCTGTAAAAAATTTCTATTTACTTTATCTCTTATAAAATTACAAACCTTTTCTGAATCTAATTTGTCTCCATCTAAAGAGGAAATAAAAGACTCACCTAAGGCATCTCCCGCTTCTGTATAAATTAAGCCACAAATTTTCCTAGTAATTTGATTTTCTTGAGACTCTGTAAAACTAACTTCTTTGCCATTCGACTCAAACAGATCAGATACGCTTGCTAGCAAATGTCTTGACTCAAATTCATCAACTGGAACAAACTCTACAGTTCTAACCTTAAATGGGAACTTAATTCGTTTATTAGTAACTAAAAGAAGCCTCATTCCATATCTAAATCTAGCATTTCTAAACTGATCAAATAACCATAACGCCCTTGAATCAATCTCGCCAGAAGTAGTTCCGCAAAAATCTAAACAATAATCTATATTCTTTATCACCAAAAGCTTATTTTGAGCAGTAAATGTAACAGCTTCCTTCCTATTAACAAACCCATCTTCATTTCTTTTTCGTTCACCTGTCCTGTTGTCAACAATATATTGCGCATCTAACTCATCTCCACCAACCTGCACTTCAAATGACCCATATATAAGTTGGTCAAGGTAATTAATAGCGTTCCCATCTCCCGCCTGACCTTTCTGCAACTCAATAGCATTTATATCATATGTGCCATGGTATAATTCTTTAGATTTAAAACAAGAATCCAAAAAACTATCCACAATACAGGGGTCTTCGTTGTTTACAACTAGATTAGTAATGCCAGTAAGAGATAACTTAGTGGCATCTATGCATTCTTTTCGTAACTTTTGGAACTTATCACTATCTTCTATTAGTTTTTCAAATCCAATCATTCAATGCTCCATTCATTTTAAACAATATTATTCAAGTTTATTATACAAAAAAAAGCCGTATCTGATAATCAGATACGGCTTTTATTATTTACATCTTAATAGATTATTTTTCGTAATCCTTAGTAAGAAGATCTACGTAATCAGCTGGATAGCCAAGCGTGTTCTTCCAATAATTAGATAATTCAGCTCTATTCTTAGGGCTAATTTTAGCAAATCTCTGGAATTCTTCATTAGAACCAGCATAAACTACTTCCTCTTCACCTTCATCTTCCTTAACTTCTTCTACAGAGTCAGCAACTTCGTCAGCAACAAATTCAGTTGTGTCTTCAGTTCCCTCTTCAACGCCCATTTCCTCATGAACCTCTTCAACTGTACCGACTGCTTCTTTAACCTTATCAAGAGCCTCTTCCGCGTCTACCACTTCCTCTAACGCTCCTTCAATCTCTTCAACTGCTTCCTTGATCTTCTCAACGGCGGCTTGCTCAACGACTTCCTCTTCCTCTTCAGTCACAACGCCGTCTTCTTTAACCTTATCAAGAACTTCTTCAGGATCTTCTTCAGGATCTTCGTCAATCTCAACTTCAATTGAGTCAGACCCTTCGTCTTCAGCAACAGTATCGCCACAGGCCTCAACATCTGTGTCTGTGTCTGTGTCTGCTTCTAATACTTCTTTAGCTTCAGCCTCTGCTTGACGATCAATGACGCCCTGAGCAGCTTCTAGCAACTCGTCTCTTTCTGGAACTTCCTCGCCATCTACGCCAGCTGTCTTTACTAACTTAGGTTCTTTAGGACTCCAATCGTGTCTATTTTTACCTGCAGGAACTATCATACTCATTTCATTCTCCTTCTTATTAAAAGGCAAACGCTGCCTTGTTATTTACTAAAAAATATAACTTATTTTTCTTTACCTAACCCCATCTTTTGTACCGCTGGAGTCTTCGCGTCAAGTCTCTCAGCTGATTTTTTGCCATCAGGAACATTACTGTACTTCAATACCCAGTCCCCTTTGTCACCCGCTTCGTTGTACTCTTCCGCACACTCTATCCATGCCTGCTGAGGTGATCTTCCATCATCAGCTTTGCATTTGTAACAAATCTGCTTAGCTTTTGTCTCCGCTTGCCAATAACCTCTTGCGCCCTCATAAAAGGCCTTCTTTCTAAACTTTTTAAGGTTAAATTTTTCCATAATCATTCTCCTATTTAATATATTTCAACCTTTATTAGATTTACCCTCTAAAAAAGTTTAAATATTATTTTCTCTATTCCATGCGATTATATTTCCTGAAACATCCTGCGTTGGATCGCTTCTCAAAACCTCTGTAAGATGTATTATATTATTTAAAATAAAAGTTTTTTCGCCTGGCGCACACTCCCAAGGTTTTCCGTCAGGGTTCACACCAGAGACAAAAGGCGAAACATCCATCAACCTAACCATTTCTCCATTGCTACCTTGTTCAAAGGTGAAGTTAGGATTCCCTCTACAAATTCTAGGTAGCAAAACCATTCCATGCTCTTCTGTTTGATAGAAAACCAACATATCAACCATTCTATCTCTATTAATTAGAAGCTTATTATGGTTATTCATTCTAGAAAACCTTTTCTTAAAACCACCTGTTACCTGTGAATCGCTAAAAGTTGCAGATGGTTCTTTTTTTTCTTGTTGCTGTTGTTCTGGGTCAACCCCCTTTTGCCGCCCCCCCTCTTGCCCCTCTTGTCCTTCTTGTAATCCTTCTTGTAAATTTAAATCGTTGTCTACATTACCTAGGTTCTGTGCGACTCTGATTTCTCTATTCCCTAAAGTGATTCCACCCAAGCCCACTTTAGACCCTACTTTTAAATCATTTTTATCAAACCAACCCCTATTAACCTCCAAAGCATACATACATGGAGTTGAAGAAGTAATGGCTCTAGTACTCATGGGAATCATTTTCTCTATCTGAAATATCTTCCCGTAATCGTCTATAAAAGCGATATCTAATGGGATATAGGTGTTCTGCATCCAAAAAGACCTATAATTGGCGCTTAAATATTTAAATAACATTCCCGAATTATCGCCAAGAGACTTTCGGTCCATTAGCCCATAATTTCTTTTCGTAGGACTATCTGCAAGTTCAATATGTAAAATAGCCATTACTCACCTACCATTTAGGTCTAGATTTCTTTTTCTTCTTCTTGTTCCCTCTACTATCATAGCCATACTTATCGTACTTATCCTCATCTTCATCTTTTTCTCTCTCGTCCATTTCTTGAAAAGGGATGCCGCCGCTATCTAATAGGTCTTCAACCATCTCAATCATATACTCTTCACATTCAAGCATTAAACCCCTACCATTATTTCTGTAGTCTACCTTTACCCCGACTGGAAAAGTTAAAGAACACGCTCCTTCCTCTAATATTTTTTGAATTTTCTTTGGTAATTCTGCATAGATTTCCATCTAACGCCTCTTTGTTTTACTTATTCCTATTTAGATCTCTTAAGTCCAAATTATTCGACGTACTGTCATTATACTGGGCAGTTCTTAATCCGCCTTTTTTCTTTCTATCCATACCAGCTAAAATTTCACTATATGGCTTTCTCTGCGATTTTAGTTCAAATTTATTAGGTTCGCTTAAAGAGATAGTGCAGATAAGTCTTTTCCCTCTTGCTGTAACCTCAAGTTTTTCAGAATCGCCCTGTATAAACCCCATAGTTTTTAGCCTTGTTATTTCTCTAGCGGTTAACTGGGCCGATTCTAAACTCCTCTGAAGATCAAACGACTCTTTTTGCTCGCCACAAGTCCCACGAGACCACAATTTATACAAATTAGAGGCGTCATTATCACTCGCTACAACTATTTTCTTTGAGCTAGTGGCTGTCTGATCTGGAGTTTGCAAACTTAAATTACTCAAAAATGAATAATCAACATAATTTTTATTATCGTCTCCACCGCTAGGCTTAATTGGTATTGGCATATTAATCTCCTTAATTAACTATCTTTAGTCCAACTGTAGTTGTCCTTTAAACTACCATTAAAAAACTTCCCCTTAGATGTACTCGCTAGAAAACTCTGATAAACATCTTTTGGGACGTCTTTAAAAGCGTAAACGTTATCACCTCTAACATTTACATATAAAACCTTTAAGGCCTTATTATATGAAATAGAATTTATAAAACTAGAATCAACTTGATGAAAAAAACCATACTATAACTCCAAAATCTTATCAAGACCAAACAGTTTGAATAAATCCATGCCCCTATCGTACCCTTCCTCAAGCACAGACTGCCGACCAACAATTAATCGTTCATCTGATAAACTCCCTCCAAATAAAAGATGAACATTATTTTTCATTTCAGTTGCTAATTCAGGCTCTATCTCAAACCCATATCTAACCTTAAATTTTAATGCTCTTAATATTATAAGGGGGTTCTTAGAAACTACATATTTCGGATCAAAAAAGGTTCTGATAACTTTATTATTAATATCCTCAAACGAACGCTTGCATACATCGTATATTTTCCCGTTTAAAACGTCATAAACCAACATATTTATAGTAAAGTCTCTATTATATATGTCGTTATTTAAAGGAGTGGTGGGAATATTCTGCTCTCTCATTTTAGACCTAATCTCAATAGGAGAAAAGTTCCCTTTGAAGTCTATTTTTAACCCTTTATAATAAAATGATAATGTCATTGTTCTATGATAAATTTGAGCATCTCTAACATTTAGTCTCTCAGCAACCAATCCGCCTATCTTTAAGCTTTGGTTTGGCCATGCCGCGCTAAAATCTAAGTCCTTCACAGAGCCAAGAGGACGCTGCATATGAAGGTCTCTTGTGAAACCCCCTACCAAGTACATGTCTTTAACCCCATACTCCCCACAGGTCTCCTTAACGGCCTCAACCACCTGTCTAATAACCATCTCTCTATTTTTATTAACACCCAATAATTTTTCTATTAACCCTTTTTTCTCTTCGTCAATATCTTTACTTACGCTAATATATTTTTCAACCTTTCGGATGTCATCAATATCTACCTTATTTGACGCAAGCCATAGGGCATAAATACTTTCTTCGAAGTCACCCTTTACTTCTGCGGCTACAATTTGAAACCTGCCTTCACCCTCAAAAATTTTATGAATAAATCTTAAAATATCATCTGTAACCAAAAACCGAGTACTTAATATCTTTTTATCCAAAATACTTTTCTTTGCAACTCCAATAACCTTAAGAATTAACTTGATGTCTTTCCAGTCAACATCTCCATCATTATCCATATCGTTATTTATGCCTACTGAAGCTACAGCTAATCTACTATTTGGATAAATGTTGTTTCCCGCCCCTGCCGCTGGATAAGGCCAACCTCTAATGTTATCTAAGACATAATACATCCCGTTAGAGTTATATGATGGGTTATATCTCGATTGCTTACGAACATCTGCCTCTTCATTTACAAAAGATTCATCTGCCTCTTCCCACTCCATAACCCTGTCTCCCATTCCCTTGAGAGTTGTTCCGTCTCCTATATCTAAATTGTTCATCCACCCAAAAGATGTAGCTTCCTTTTTCATCTTGGAACCCTTATAAGAGATTATTTTACCCCTGCTGTCTCCTGCAAGAAGCATAATGGGTTTAGGCCTTGTTTCATCTAACAAACCCTCTAACGAAGTATATGCTAGATTTTCAACATGACCCATGCTCAATATTTCTTCAATGCTATCATGAGGGTCTAAACGCTCATTATCTCTAGTTATTTTCCTTAGTTGAAGCTCTATACTGTCATTCTCTTGGCTTAGATCGCTAGGCAAAGGGGACATAAACTGACGACCAAGTTTCTTCTCTAATGGAATACTCTGCTGCTCTTGAGATAACATGTCCCAAGGCGCTCTCCCCTGATGATTTCCGATATTATTAGACGGGAACCTACCAGTTAAGTCAGAACCCCTTGGAGTCTCAAAAAAAGACCTTGGAGCAAAAGACTGAGCTGTTTTATACCAATTATTACCAGATGCAAAAGACCCAAATCCGACTTGAATAGGCACAAACTCTTCTGGTTCGCCTTGAAAAGAACTTTTATACCTAGAATTAATTTCATCTAATTTGTCATTTAAAAAGGTTTGCTCTGCGGCTGCTGCTCCGCCTTCATCGGCCCCCAGCCCATGCGCAGCCTCATGTACTATGGTTGCTGCCACATTAATTAGAACCAACCATTCTCTCTTCCCCTCGTCAAACACAGCACCATTACTAGTTGCTATAGATACATTTTTAGCGACATCGTCATCTACGGCACTCTTAATATCATGCATATTTAATCCAAAAGCTACTCCACCTAAGTTCTGAAGCCTCGAACTTGCATTCTTCATATCTTGGTCAATTTGAGCCGCATCTCTTTTACCAGTAGGATCAATAGCTGTGATACTGCCATTTTCTCCACTTTCTACTTCATAACCCATGTCTGCCAATTCAATTTCTAATCTTTTATCTTTAATTGCTTCGCTAAGTTTATCAATATATACGCCATAAGCTCCAGACTTAGAAAAATCGAAAATATAAGCAACATCTCTTAAATAGTTTGAATTATGGCTATTAACTAAAGCGACTGCCTCGTCCACTCTGCTAAAATAACTCCTTAACCTAGAAACATCTACAGCAGATGTACCTAAACTGCGAGGAGCTGCCTCTGGGATTTCTTCAGGGTGGAACCCCGCAAAATCATCCGCTATTTTATTTATCTTACCAATTTTCATATCTCCCCTAAATATTATTCCTTAACCTTATTCTTAGCTTCTTTAAAAAAACCCTATAAAAAAAGCCAGATATCGAACAACAATATCTGGCTCGTCATTAAGTGGTGAAAGGCTAGGCGTTGAGTCTTAAGGCCCTTTTCCCTTTGTTCTTGTTTTGACTTGCAGTATTTCGATTTTTCATATTAGGATTATTGACTATTTGGTTCTGTATTTGGTTTTCCTTTTCGCTATAATACTCGTCCGTATAATCATTATCGTCTACAGAACCTATATCTTCAAAAAGATCATCCATTAACTCGTCATCTTTTTCTAGCTGACACGATGTTTTAGGCCCATGACCTACAACTTTACGTTTATAACTCCCATCCCTTTCGTCTATCTCTATTTCTACTTCAACATAACCTTCTGGGATATTCATTAAATTCTCCTAGGCCTTTATTTTGTGCTTGTCTTGAACAGGGGTAATCATTCTAATGTATTTTTTCCCATTTTTAGAAAATTCTGCTGTTTGCTTATTTTTACCCTTATTAGCAATACTTTTAACTTTCAATGCCGCAACAGCCGCTTTAAGTTTTCCACCTATATTTTTTGCTTTTTTAGGAATTCCAGATTCGTCAACAAGAATACTCCATGTGCCATCCTCATTTTTGATAATGCCCATGTCGCTATAAATCATACCAGTCGCCTTTTTATGTTTGGGATTTGCGCAACCTGGAACAACTAAATGATAGGTCTTACTATCTTTTTTGCCTTGATAATTATATAAAAAAAGAGAACCCTCTTTTGATGTTACGATACTATGCTCCCACTCTTCAACAACTTCTATTAAGGCTTTTCTCAACAGGTTTAACGAACATTTAAGTTTAATCTCTCCAGACTGCCAACGGCTCATTGTATTTCCTCATATTAACTAAATGACTTTATTCTTTCTAAGAAAATTTTCAATATACGAAGCAGGAAGCGCTGCATTTAACCCATACACCCCTTCTTGTGATACAATTAATGTTACGAGTCCCACAACGCTTCCGTCACTCTCTTTAATTATAGGACCTCCGCTATTCCCAGGGAGTATTGAGGCATCTATAAACATATAACTAGGGGCATTTTGATAAGAATATACATTTCTATCAAGAGAACCCAGCATCCCGCTGGACACCTCGTTCTCAAACCCATGAGGACTTCCTATTGAAAAAATATCCTCTCCTATCCGATAAGTTGAATTTACCACAAAAGACTCACAATCTACAGTTGCTTTTAACAAGGCTATATCCCATTCCAGATTATAATCAACCAATGTTGCGTTATAAACAGCTCCATCCTGAACCAACCTTATCTTTCTGTTTTGCCCAAAATTACTGATTGCCCCAATGTTATTTTTATCATACTTAGAGACTACATGAGAGCATGTCACAAAATAATTAGGAGCAACACAAAACGCAGCACCTGTTTCTTTAACTCCTTTAATTACGTCTATCGATTCAACCATGAAAACCTTATCCATGGACTCTGCGATAGTTAAAACTTTGTCCTTTTGTGCTACTCTATTCACGCGAGAAACCTGAATCCCCTTAGACTTAACCTTCTCTTTATATTGTTGTGCTAGAGAAAAAGAAGGAAAAGTTACAGCTCCTCCGTTCATAATCACTTGCCATACTTCAGGGGTCGCCAATGGAATGTCTTGAAGTAATTTTTGTCTAGAATAAAAGTCTTTTTTTCTTCTCTCTTGCTCCCAAAATTGCTCCTGAGCTTTATAATCGCTACCCTTTGACTTATACGAACCTGGTTGCGCCTCTTCCCCTTCGCTCCAATCACCACCCCCGCCTGGTAATTTATACTTTCTCCCATCAAATACTATGTCCTGTATAGTAATAACGTTATTTGTAGGGATAACAGATTTATCTGTAGGGGGGGAAAGACAAGTTTGACCATCTTGGTTAACGTGATTGTCAAACGGCATAAATGTTCTGGCTATTTTCATGACTTATTTTTCAAGAGCGACTGGCCAAAACCCTTTATAATTCTACAAATGTATCATCCTGATCGCCACCCTTATCTTCAGCACTAATCTCTTCATTAGTTTCATCTGAAATATCATCTAAAAAAGCGTTTCCCTTTTCGTCAAGAGTATCTTTTTCTTCAACAATATCTCTATCAATAAATGGATCTGCAGCCTTAGCAACTGCACTCTCTGGGATAACACTATTTTTCATCTCTTTTTGGGTTGCAGACTTACCAGTAAAAATTGTTGCCTCTCTGCCCATCTGCTCGTTAATTGGCAATTCTTTTTCATCAATATTTGAAGATCCTGATATTAGTTCTCTTTCTTCTTTTTCCTCTTCTTCCAACTTTTCCATTGCCTCTACAGATGCCCTAGTAGCCTCTGATTCATTAAAATCTGTATATGCGTCTTTTGTCATAGCCGATTCAACTGGCTGACCATCTTCACCTGCAACAATTATCCGAGAAGACTCTGTTGGGTCCTCTTTTGTAGATTCCTTGTCCTTATTTTTAGATCCTCTTGGACGCCCTCTTCTACGCTTAATAGGCTTAGGTCCATTTTTCTCTTCCTTAGGTTCTTCCTTAGGTTCTTCCTTAGGTTCTTCCTTAGGTTCTTCCTTAGGTTCTGGAGTAAGTTCTGGAGTAAGTTCTGGAGTAGGTTCTACAACTTTAGGCCTTTTAACCTTAATTAAGCCTGCCTTTTCAAGCACACTAATCTCATTATTCTTGTGTACAGTGTCCATCTCAACTGTTGCTGTTTCTTTGCCATGTAAATTAAGCTTAGCACCACTACTAACGTCGATGTCATTAAAAGTTATTGTGGATTCAGTTATACCTGTGATTTCAATTCTCATAATTTCTCCTATATTTGTTCTGTCTATAAATTAAAGATACAACCATTATACAGTTTTTTGATTGTTTTGAAAATATAAGAAATATATTAACTTAATTTAGGCGTTCTCTAAATAAACCAAACTAATATGGTTTTTTGCTAAAGAGTTTTTAATTTTGGTTTTGACTTGCCTTTTTTCAGAATTTGATAAATTTACAGCAACTTCTTCTAGCAAATCATATATTTCCTGATTTGCATTGTTTACATTAAAATCACTAATGTCATCCCCAACTTGAAATCTATTTAAAAAGTCATTACACGCTTTTGAAATCTTCGCTTTACTGTCTTTATCTTCTTTCACGGCAAAAACGTTTTTCTTAACTGAAGATGAAGAAAAGCGATTATAGCCTGAAGAAACTATAAAACTAATCACCCCTGCATACAGTTTGTCAGTAATTAAAGCATCTTTGTCAATATTTAGCCTGTGGTCTTGATTTACAAACTGAACAACCTTATCTAATAAGCCCTCTTCTATCAAACGATCTATTTCAGAAGAATCATTTGCCCCATCAACCCTAACAATTCCTGTCAACATTAAAGACCCATCATTAGCTTCTATCTCTACGGGGAGATTGCTTGCGCTTCTAGTTAAACTAATTGGATCTAAATAATAAATATCTAAATCATTTAAAGCGGGGGTGTCATCTTGCTCAATTTCTTCAAATGTAAAATTTTGCAACTCCTCCTCTTCCTGAAGTAGATTGTTTTCAAGTTTTTCTGCTATAGTGATTATATTCATATTTTGTATATTCCACATTTAATTTCAACAAAAATGCTACAACCTTCTGAAATTAGGCAAGATCAAGGTCGTTTTTACTTTTGTTTATTTCCCACCACCTAAGTCCTGCAGGTGTTTTGGAGGCTGTCTCATAGGGTTCATCTTCTACTGGACTATTAAGCAGTCTTTTTTCCTCTAACTTGCCAATGTCGCCTTCATATGCACTAGGGTTCCTATACTGACCATCAAAACTCGCTTTTTTAGTATCTAGGCCCCTTTCAGTAATCATAAAATCGTTAGAAGCCTTTCTGTTTTGATTCAATAAACCCTCTAAAGTGGTGTTTGGTTCTCCAACTCTATTCCCCTCTAACTGAGACTCGTTAATAGTATCAGGCTCAACGTTACCTTTATTCTCTTCGTTCAAACGATACTCAATCATATCGTCTCCATTGACCTTACGATAGTCTTTTAAATTAAACTTACTTGTCATTTTATTCTCCTAAAAGTTATAACTAGACACCTTATTTTAATTATTCCAATAAAAATAAAGTTTATCCTTTTTATTTTTATCTTAGCCTTCCAAGATCTACAGTTACTGGAGCTGGTAATGGGGTGTGAATAATATTTGTAGCCGAACTCGCAGCTCCTGCTAAACAGTCAATAACATCATCTGTTGAAGCATCGGCATATTTGTCCTTCACTAAAGTATACCCTCTTTGTGTAGGCCTATATTTCAAACATTTCATTTCTAAAATTAACCTATGGTCATCATATATCCATAGCTCTGGAGACGGCTGATGACCCATCATTTCCCTTAAATTATTATAAATCTTCATTTTAAAAGCTCTATTATATGAATATTCACGAGTCCTAAATCCTGATTTTCTAATAAACTCCAAACTATGACCTGAATTATACTGGTCGTATGTAGTAAGAACAGGTCTATACGTCCTGCATATTGACACAACCTCTTTATCTACCTCATTGAACTGAATCCCCAACCCAGGAATAGGATTCCAAACCCAGATATGGGCTAACCTAACACGAATTCTTTTTCTTCGCTCGTGGTCTCTATATAGTTCTCTTGCAACCAAAACAGCCACATATCTATCCCCGTTTTTAGCGGGATCAACATGAAGATAATAATGATATTTCGGATCAGGCTTAGTCATTGGAAGGCAACCATTAAGAACTCCACCTTCCAATGAACGGCTAATTAAATCCTCTGGAAAATAATTGCCATACATCCCACTTTTTGCCCACTGCCCCCCATACTCTACCGCAAACCCATCTGGATTTCTTTTTCTTTTAGCCTCTAAGCTTTCATATGTAACATGAGGGTTGACATCCCATGTCGGCAATTGGTATGCCAGCATTTCATCTGTAGTTTCAGCAGTATTAAATAAGTCATAAAAAATACCGCTCGTCCCGCCTGGAGAAGAAATGCATACGATTCTATCGTGCCCGTACTCAACAAAATGAGAAACGGATGGCTCTAAGTCATTGTAGAACTGAGAACCAGTAACCTTTCCCGTGTCATCGTAGAATGCTAATTCATCAAATAAAAGAAGTATAGCGTTATGCCCACGAAGTGTTTTAGGATTGCTATGCCCACAAATAATACGAATAGGGGCCTTAATAGCTAGCGCATTCCCGCCCTTCTTTATTTTTTCAATTTCCCTGTTCGTATACAGCCCTATCTCTTGAGTTGTGCCATACGCAATCCTCCCTTGAAAAATAGGAGCGTCTTCTATTCGGTCACTTATGGCTCCGAACAAATGCCCAGCCTGTTTTTGAGACAAGGCAACGTTGATAATAACAATTTCAGACCCAAAAGGCAAACCATAATAAGAATGAGGATCTCCATCATTTATAGTTATTAATTTATAGACTTCATATGCGGTTATAACGGATGCTAAAATGGTCTTACTAGCTCTTCGTCCTAACACTAAATGTAACTTCCTAAAAGGAATCCTGTCTTCTTCTTCAGTTTGTTCTTGTTTTCTTATTTTACGAATAACTTGATCACAACTTTTTTCATAAATCATTTCGTCTAAAAGCTCGTCTTCTTCGTTTTCTTTCAGCCATCCCCACTCCTCTTTGCTTAAAGACACCCCTTCATTACCAAGAGTCCCCATGTAAAATGTTTTCAGAATTGTTCTTTGAGATAGAAATAAATCAAAGTTATGAGCTGGCAAGTTTAGATACCTTGGGTCATCACAAAAAGTAATAATATCAACAATATCAGTATCTGCTATTCTAGAACCTTGTCCCTCTTGACTACTTTGGATCTGTTCAATCGCAGCAAGTAATGGATTTAATTTTTGTTCTTTTTTAGCCTGCATGATTCTCCAATATGAAAATGTTTCTCTGAGAATCAACTTCAATTGAGTCTATGCTTTCAGATTTAAAGACAGAAGTGATCCCCTCCCCTGACAAATTAACAACCTTAACCTCTCCACCATCTAAAACAACTATCATACCTTTATTTACTAAAAGTTTAGACGGAGCATTAAAAACAGACTTCATATTATCTAAAGGACTTCCCGATACAACTCCAATCACCTTTTCTTTGAAATTAATACTACGAATACATTTATTCCCAGTATCAGAGACGTAAATGTTCTTCCCATTAACAACAATCCCACTAGGACGACTAAAAGAACTCATATTGAACTGACTTGAAACACTAAACCTAGCTTTCCCATCTCCTATTACGCCTTCTAATGAGTTCCCAGTTACTTTAAAAATACGATTAGATAAGACACTTGTAAAAAATAAAGATGTATTATTTGCACAACTTTTAATGAGAGTGTCGCCAGTCGGAAGATACTTACCAATACTTTCTATATATTGACTACCAGTTAGAGTTCTTACTTCTCGTGTTTTTAAATAAAACTTTCGAATCCTAAGTCCATTACCTTCTATAATAAACCCATATTTATCATTAGTGCAAATAGAAATAGGGTCGCTAAATCTGGATACATTGCTATCGCCATTAACGATATTGCTGCCATATTTTTTACCCAGCCATTCTTCATTAATTTCTCCTTTTAAATTTATCAAACCAATAGACGACGATTCTTTTGTTAAAAATAAAATCCCAACCCCTTTTAAAAAACTAGTATCTGTTATCTGACTGGGTAAACTAAAATTTGAAAATTTAGACACTTCAGATGTTCCGATTTTACTCTTGATAACTTTATAGTCCATTATTTTCCTAAGTTTAGCCCTACAAGATCATTGTTATTCAATATTTTAACTTGAGATTCGTCAAGTCTTATAACTCTGCCATCCATAGGCTCCTCTGCTGTTCCCATAGTGTCTTTTTTTATCTTTTGGTTTTCTTTATTAAATGTAATAAACTTAACATCAACCTCCACACGGTCTTCTAATGGGATAACTTGAACCACTTGACCGATTTCTTTATAGATACTTTTAAGGTTTTCGTCCGTACATTGAACCATAGCATTAAGATACTCTTGTTCCGTATAGCGAGAAACTGACTGGACAGATGCGACTTTATTCATACATAACTTATCAAAAAACCAAGATTTGTCCTTCCCCCTAAATGAAATATCAACTGTAGAAAGTTGCTTGCTAGGAACGTTCCATGACTCAAGTGAACAAGACCTGTCCGACTTTGGCGCATCTGGTAATTCATTTTTCTCGGTTAATAAAAGAGATCCGACATCTTCAATATAAAAATGACCGATATTATCAACAATTGGTTTCCAATATTTCTGATAAAAAGAAAGAGAATGAAAAGGACATATGTTACTTAACTCGCCAAGGGGAATAATATTATCAACATTTAACAACTTATTAACCCTAACAACTAAAATTTGCTCTTTATTATCCATATTTAAGTCAAAAACATCTATATAATAAAAATCGCCATCACATTCAATAGTATAGAACAAATCGTGAAAATGTTCAATAGCAGCACACGCTCTCCCTGCATAATCCTCTATCAACTCTTGAACAGCTTTATTTTTAATACGCCTAACTGAACCTCCTTCTGCTGATACTACTATCATCCGTCTAGTATCAGATCCTAACAGCCCACCAGCACCAGCTCCCCCTTCGTTTTCTTGGGGATTAATTTGCTGATTTAACGACTGAATATCCACTTCTGCCATCTTACCACCAAATTTCTCATTTAAAAGTTGTTTAAACTTCTTAAGTAATGCGATTATTTTTTTAGCCGCTTCTGCTTGGCCCTCTTTAAGGCTTGAGTTATAGGTGTTTGTTAATTCTACAATAAATGAAGTTAAAGATTTGTGATATAGGTCTTTCTCTTCTGCGGTTGGTTGCCTTAGGCGGCGAGTAATGTCTTTTAAAATTTTTGTATAGTAATTTGCGAAAAAATCCTCAGGCTTTTCGTTAGAAACTTCAGTTGTGCTATACTCCCCTTCTGCGTAGCCGCTGCCAGCATCATAGGCAGTATGCATGATATGATGAGGATATTGGTTAATAAGTCTTCTAGCGGCATAACACGCCTTCCAAGAGCGATCATACCCAGAACAGACAAAAGGAATAGCCCTATGATCTCTAGCAGAAGAAAATATAGTTTTTTCTTTGTCTAGAACCAAAAAACCAAAGTCGTTATCTGTTATATTAATAGAAATATTCATAGCGTTACCTGCATTATACATCCTGCATCACACTATTACTTCTTATTCCACTTAATAAAATCCTCTAAAAATCCTTTATCCCCTTTATCCAGTAGATATTTTGAATATTGCTTCTAAAATATTGGTTTTTGTAATAGATTCAGATTGAAATACATTTTCTTTGTTTTCTACAACACAAGCGGGAATATCGTCTATATCATTGTTTATGGCAATATTTACAGCGACTCTATTTTTTGAATCAAATAATTTTAAATCACAAATGACGCCGCTTTCTTTAATAGCTTGACGTATTTCAGCTTCAGCACGTCTACATTCAGGACAGTTTTTTGCATGAATCAAAAATATTTGTATGGTGCTATGCATATTGTTGACCTATGAACAATGGGAAAACCCACAAACTGGACAAGAAGGACATCCATTTCTATATACCATATCAGTAGAGCCGCAGTCAGGACATTGAGTCTGGGCCGCTTCGCCTTCCGATATATACTTTTTTAACACTCTAGACATAGCTCTCTGAAAACTAAACAAATCTCCCTCAACTCCCTTCTTGGTTATTTGCTCACAGATATACTTAATAGGAATTCCATGTCTAATTGCCAGACTTGTCAATCTAGTAAAGGCTCCAAATTCACCATTATTAAAGTGCTTAGCAATACCCTTAAATTCAAGCCTCTCATTCTCGTCCTCTAAAGACCCTAATATTAAGTTATATTGAGTAACACCATCTACCTTCCCATTCTTTTCAATCCAACCCGTTTTATATTTATGAGGAATAACAAACTCTTTTATGTCTCCTCCAAATATCTCATATGCTATTGTTAATAATTCCTACAAAATACAGCCAATCTCCTCCACCCACTTTACTACGCTGAATATCACATTTTAGTATTTTAGGCCTGACAGGTGAAGTTGATAAAATAATATCGCTAGGGCGTTGGCCTTTTTCTATTAACTCGATAAGCTGCTTACTCGCATCATCACAATCGTCACATCGGCGCGTAATAGAGGCTGAACTAGTCAACACTCCATCTCTTGATCCATCTCTATATACAGTTAACCCCTTACATCCGCTCTTCCAAGCCTCAAAGTAAAGGTTAGAAATTGTTTCAATAGTGACGTCTTCTTTCAGGTTCAAAGTGGAACTGATGGAATGATCTACATACTTCGTAGCTAGAGCCTGCATTTGAACTCTAGCTATAGTATCTATGTCTGCTGCCTCTGATCCACAATATGGACTTTCTTCATACGTCTTACCAGTTACTTCAATAAACTTTTTCAACCCACAGTGCATTACCTTATAGTTCTTCCATTTGTCACCAGTCTCATCTACAAAATCTGGCTCAACATCCTCGCCATCCATTATCTTCCGTTTTCTGAAGTATTGCGCTTTAAACACTGGCTCAAATCCTGATGATGTTTGAGTTAATACAGAAACAGAACCAGCAGGAGGTGTAGTTAACAAACTAATGTTTCTTCTTCCGTGTTTCTTCATATCTTCCTTAATGTCCTCAGGAAGCCTATTCAGATACTCGTTGTCTTTTTCTAACTCATGGTTCCATACTGGGAATGGACCACGCTCTTTGGCTAGCTGTACTGATTCTCTATACGCCTCATTACGCAATATAGAATAAATAACCTCTTCTAGTTTAAATGAGTTCTTATCTCCATACTTATAGCCCATCATGGCAAAGCAATCTCCTAAAGCGGTAATACCTAAGCCTGTTCTTCTCCCATTCTCACACGCCTCTTTAATCTCTTTCCATAAGGATAGCTCATTATGTTTAACATCATCGGACTCTGGGTCGTTCTCTATCTTTTTGATAATATTGTTAATCTTCTCTAGCTCAATATCTACTAAATCATCCATTAGTCTCATTGCTTTTCTTACATGCTCTTTAAATAGCTCAACATTAAAGTTAGAATCTTTAATAAATGCATTCTCGACATACGATGATAAATTCAACAACATCAAAATACACGAAGACCCTGGACTCAAGGGCAGCTCGCCACATTGTAAGTTGTTCAGGTATAAGGACTTAGGCTTCCCGTCCTTAGTTTTACTTTTAAATCCACCTACAAAGAAGTTATGAAAATCATCGACTGTTCCATTATAAACATTTTCATGACCATCTACTTCCACCGAGATAACTCTATGATTAAATAACTCTGCCTGCTCTTTTAGCTCGGTCCAAGAAGAAAAGCCATGTTTGGTTCCTAATCTTCTTGTGACGCTGCTTTCTTTACAAAATACCTCCCATTCTTTTCGCATGGGACCCCTGCCGAGTTCAAATTTGACCTTTGTAAACGCCTTTAATTGTTCTTCCATAGTAAATATAGCTTTCTTCTCACAAGACCTATTGATGCCTACAATATTCTTCTCAGTTATACCTTTTCTACTACGACAAGCACCGCTGCATTTTAAACTACAAAAACTAATCTCTCTACGATTATACTCTTTGCGAAATGCTTTTCCACACTCTTCACACTCTCTCATAACAAAAACTGTATTATTTTCAATAAACGCATCATACCCCTGATCTGCCATTGACTTAAGTGCCCTAACCGCTCTAGGGTCTTCATCTATATATTTTAAATTACACTCATTAGCCGCAGCCTTAGACATATCCAGCACTGTACCAATAGAATTTTTCCTCCACTCCGAAAACTCTATTGGTAGTCCGTTTTCTCTTGCATATGATTGCCAATCTCTCTTTGAAAATCGTCTATTTAATTGTTTTGTAAGAACTATTTCATGCTCTTTAATCTCACTATCGCTAAACCCCGAATACCTTCCATTTTTTTCTCCCGATACAGCCTCTGACATTGTGTCATGATATTTTCCCCACTTTTCATTTGACCATTCTGCTTTTGCTCTTCGCATTGGGTTATTATCACCACGCATAAGGTCCCCATGGTAACGATCATGCTTTTTTTTGCTCATCACGACTAGATTCGATGGAGAATTATTTTTTGCATTGAAATCTCGATGATGAACTACGTTGCCATTTTTTATATCCCCATCAGTAGAAGATACAATCACTCTATGTTCGGCTACATTGCTCCTTTTGCCATTATTTATCCATATGTAATCTTGAGACCTAGAATTATCCGAAGGAAACATATCTTTTATACTTGCTTCAAATTTAGTTAGTATCTTTAAGCTGTCACCGCTAGCCAACTCATCAGCCTTTTTGTACTCACCTTCCGTGGTTAAAAATTTATGATTAGCAGTTACTCTTACAACTGACCCGTCATCCAACGTTACCTTGTATATTGGCTCATTATAACCAGTAACTCTAGGGTGGCGCATAGTCCTTACAGTGACCTCCCCTTTGTCATCATAACAAAAGACAGGAACATCATCTCCTTTCTCTGCTAACTCACGGATTGCTACATCTCCCCTCCCATCAGCCACATACACCAATGTCTCTCCAGATAAGCATGGATTTGTTGAACGAGTTGTATATCCAAATTTGCCATACGAATCCGCTGGGCTATTTCTTATGATATTATCCCAAAACAAAATTCCAGGTTCTGCGCTTTTATGATTCAATTCAATTAACTTGTCCCATACTTCTTTTGCCGATATTTTTTCTTTGACAACAGGGTCACTAGAGTCTACAGGCCATCTAACCTCATACTTCTTATCTTTTTTAACTGCTTCCATAAATTCGTCAGTAACCCTAACAGAAATATTCGCTCCTGTAACCTTAGTTGAATCACTTTTAGCTGTAATAAAATTCATGATTTCTGGATGGTGAACAGATATACTCAAGAGAAGTGCTCCTCTTCGGCCTGATTGCCCAACCTCTCTAATCGTATTGGAAAATCGATTCATAAAAAGAGTAATACCATCAGTAGTTAATGAGCTATTATTAGTTCTCATCCCCTTTGGTCTAATAGGAGAAATGTCCATTCCGACACCCCCACGTCTTTTTGAAATCTGAGCTAACCTTTCATCTGCCCGACATATCCCACCATAACTATCAACACAATCTATAACAAAACAATTACTTACTGAAACCATTTGATAAGGATTCCCAACTCCAAACATTGGGCTACCCTGTGGAACAATATATTTATATCTATCAAATAAATCAAAAATATCACTTTCGCTCATCGAATTGGGATATTTCTTTTCAATTTTTGCAAATGACCCAGCTAACCTTTTGTGTTTATGTTCTGGATTCAGCTCTACATACTCCGTTTTTTCATTTTTCATCAAATATTTTCTTGCCACAACGTCAGCAGCTAGCTCATCACCATTAAAATATGCTAAAGAAGATGCTGTTATCTCTTCTTCCGAATAAGTTTTTCTTTCTACCATTATCTCATTCTCCTTCCATTAAATTTTTTAATTATTGAGGCTAAGTGTCTTATAATATCTTACGGTGTCGCAAATAGAGAAACCTACAACTTTCTGGATAAACAATACAATATCATTTGTCAAGTTTATGTCCTCAATTTCTTTTTCACATCTTACCAATAGTTCATATCCTGTTGAAATGCTTTGAGTTACGTCCTCATTTTTATAGCTTAAAGATTCTAGTCTTAATATAGAGTTTTTAATTTCGTCTTGGACATAAATACGCCAAGGCTCTTCTCTCATTATCCCTTTTATTTTTAAGAATCTAAGATCATATAGCTCAAATCTACTCCCAAAATTTCTTGAGATATTATGACTATGTGTTGTCGTAAAGATCTGACTGCTAGAAAAAATTTCTTTAATAGCCCGTATCAATTCTAAATGTCTACCTGACTCAACATGCATAGCTACATTGTCTATCAAAATAATCTGAGGACAATATTCTTTATTGAGCAATGTAGAAAATGTTTTTATTATCTTTCTTTCACCCGCGCTACATTCTTTACATGATATTGTTTCGTCTGGTTTATTTACGTTAAAACTAAGAACATACTTTCCCAATATTTCTGACTGAACAGGGTCTTCGCTCAAATTAAAAGCACCTTCGTCTTCTTCTACAGTAAACCCAGTAACAGCTTCAAACAATTTCTTAAAAACAGGCCACTGGCTTCTTTCCAATTGAAACTGGTGTAACTCTTGGTCAAACCTAGCAGAGTAATAAATTCTAGAAATGTATTTTTTAATTTCTTCAGGGTGGTCTTTTATAAAGCCTCTCTGACACAATGAAACCGTATAGTCCCCTAAAGAACTTTCAATATCTGCTGTAATAAGAAAATCCTTACCTGCCTCTACTTCTGATCCATAGGTCATAAAGAAATCTTCAGCGGGTTTGTTTTCTACTAAACTTACCACTTTATCTGTCTGACTATTTCTACTGTGCCTTACCGACTTACCCAAATTAGCCTTTAATCGCTCTAGGTCGTAACCTTCAAAACTAGAAAATAAGATTTGAATAGTATCAAGTATTGTTGTTTTTCCACATCCATTAGGGCCAAAAAAACATGAGAACATCTTCGGGCTACCATTTAGTATAAAATCAAATGTGTTATTTTCAAATACTTTAAAGTTCTCGAAATGAATACTTTTTAATCTTACAACTGGAATTTCTTCTTCATTTATCTTAAAATTTGGTAAGATATCTTCAACTACTTCTTTTCCCATTATTCTTCCCTTTTCCCATATTGCCCCTTAGTAACCGATTTAACAGCATCTATATCAAAAATCACCTCTACATCCTGATACTCTACAGGAGGTGGGGGTAATTTCTTTTTGTCTAGGTTAATTTGAGCACCTTGCGGGATATATGCTCTTGGTTTATTCCGTTCACTATTACTCATATGGCTCATGTTATTTATATACTTTCTCTAAAATCTTCCATTAGTATTTTTTGGATTAGACTTACGTGAAAGTAAAATGTTAATAAATTCCCTGAAAATTCTACCCCAAATTTTTTGTGACTCCAACTATTCACTACTGGAATATACTCCGCCGCATCTAAATCAGTTAATACTCTAGCAAACCTATCTATATTTTCCCTTATTAAAAGTTCACCCAAAAAATTTCCAACATAAGGGTTTAAAATTGCAGACTTATATTTCTCATATATATTAAATTCATTTATGCCACATTCCTTGAGGGAAACAGAAAAAACTAAGTCACCAGTGTCCCGTCCCTCATGTAAATGAACTATCTCTGGAGGTTTATTTGACAATATTAAAGACAGACACTCTCTATTTAAAGTGTGCTTCATTTCTTTATTATTGTCTTTTTTCATATTCTCCCTCATCTCTACAATAAATTCTTCCATTGAATTACCTCTGTATTAGTACATTGACATTCTTATTTTCAACGTTATTATACAGGTAATGTTAGAATTTAAACTTAATCTTAACTCCAACTTCAGAAAATTTTTCAATCTTGTTTTTCATCTCTGCTAGATTATCTTTACTTAAACTGATCTCTCCTTCGTTAGATTTAGTTCCTTTATAGGCTACATGTGGGATAACATGACGTCCTACCCATTTGAAAAATCTTTTCATTGCAGGAAACCCTCTTGTACAATTAGAAATACATAGATATAATTCTAATAACAAGAGAGAAAATCCTATGTATAGTTGGTATCGTCAAGCTACAGTAGATCAAATGGAAAAAGAAGCTTCATTTAAAGAAGGAGTGATAATTACATTAATATCCCTATTAAGTGGAACAGCTGCATGGTTTGAAGGCAACGCTATAAAAAACTACCTCGCAAACAAAAATGTTGCTCAAGAAAGTTTTGCGCAAGTCGTTAACACCCTTAACCAAACAAATAAATCTGTAGAAGAGATGGATAAAAGCGATATAATTCTTGCAAAAGACAATTATGAGTCTCAAAAATCTGAAGAAATCCCTGAAGACAGCTATGAGACTAATCCTAACACTAAAACAAGAGATGAGCTTTCTCCATTTGACACAATTGCTAGAACTATCTATGACGAAGCTAGAGGAGAAGGTATAGATGGAATGACCGCAGTTAGCGAAGTTATTTTAAATAGTAGCGATGGGACCCCTGAATCTTTAAAAAACGTCTGCTTAAAACCATGGAGATTTAGCGGGTGGAATAAAGGGAAGTTTTTGCAAGGTGGAACAGGACAAGCGTGGGAAACAAGCAAACAGTTAGCTAAATCAGTATTAAGTCCGACTACAAAACCCAATAAAAATGGAAAGAACTTCTTCTGTAATCCTCAATTAGTGATACAAACAAATGGTAAGAAAGATGGAATAACAAATGTTCCTAGTCTTTTAACTTTAGACGACTTAATTGCTTTGCCAGATTCTTATTTGAAATATTTACCAACTTTTATGTTTAAACCAGTTAAGCAGAATTTAGGGAAAGGTGCTTGGAAACATATTTATCCTAAAACCAAACAAAATTTAAGAACAGATTTCAATACAGTAGGAAAACAATTATTCTACTCTAAAGATGTTCAGTAGATGTTCTTTAACCGCTCTTAACCGTTTAAATTTTTTATATTTTTTTTCTTTATATAAAAAATAAGTTATATTAAAAGAACTAGTAAAGAACTAAAGTTATATTAAGCAGCAAAGGTGATCTTCTGTAAATGGCTTAGTGTTAATAGGTTACTAAAATTTTAACACCTCTAATTACAGTAAAAATTACTATTTCCACTAAGAAATCTGCCTTTTTAGAGCTAAAATCGCAGTAAAAATTACTATTTCCACTTAAAATTTGACAGTAAAAATTACTATTCTCAAGCTCAAAATAGTAATTTTTACTATTTTTGACTTAGAAATAGTAATTTTTACTATTTCCACTGCTTTAAGAAAAAATTGAGAAAATTAAAAAATAACTTTACGAGATTTGAGCGGGAAAGCTCACGACTTTAGTCGTGGGATGAAAGCGAGCACTTACAATTAATTAAAAATATTAAAAATAAAAAGGGAATATGTAAGAAGTTATTGTATAATAGAGCAGAACTTAACAAACGGTTAGGTTTCCCGCCCTGAGGGAATCAGGAGTGTATGTGAGAAAAGGAGAGAAGACATGAATAATCCAAATAACGCCCACCAACCATCAACAGAAACAGCAGATTCTTGGGATAGTAGAATCGCAAACGCTGCAATCTTCTTAGGCTTATCAGTAGAAAAAACTGTTACAGCGTTAAAAGAACTAGGAGTAGATAAAGAACCCGCTGGAATGGAAATGCTTTCAGATGAAGCAATTGTTCCTTTTGGCGACTTACGAAAAGCCTATTGTGACGATCTAGGTATTGCTATTGCTAAAGTTAGAATGGCAATGAAGTATCTCAGGGGTCCAAAAGATAGCAATAAAACTGATTCCATTGATCCTGAAACTATAAAAATGAAGGAAAAATATGGGGTTAAACTTAAATTAGAACATATTCCAACAGATCAACTTCTTGAAGATTATAATCCAAACAAGCATGACCACCCCATTACAACTGTTCTCAGAGGTAGATTTGGGAAAAAGCCTGTAATTGTGTTTAAACCAGATTCAACAGAGGTAGATATAGAACAAACTGCTAACTATATTGCTGATTTAGACAATGGCTTTCCTGAAGAAACTACTATAGAGTCTCAAGGGGAGCTTGTAAGGCTTTATATGATAGGAGAGATACCAAGTCAGATTATTGAAGAAGACCCTCTATCTGCTGGTTCTCCGCTTAAGAGAGGCCGTTCTATTGTAAATAGAGTTAACTGGTCTGATATATCTATAGAAAAGAGACAGTTTATTCGTCTTTTAGTAGATGAAGGATATCTAAACCATAATGATAGAAGGGAAATTAAGGATATTCTTCAAATGGCTAAAACTGGAATTCAAGAACTTAAAGACGAATTTCCTGAAGTAGCTTTAGTCTTTCGAGAAAGAGGGAATATGCACGATCTCCCTAATCTAACTATGACAATGGCACAAGCAAATACTGCTAAAACTCAAAACCCTTTTGGGATTAAAAGACAGTACTAATTATTCTAACTCACTAACGGCAATATTTATATATCTTTGCCGTTAGTGAGTTCTATCTTAAGGAGATTATAATGACTAAAGAAACTAAAATTGATTTTGATGGATCTTGGCAGAACTATAAAATGCGTAATGGAATATTCTCATGTGGCTTTAACATGCCAGAAGCTCTAACGGGAGAAGGCAGTAATTCCCTTCCGCCTCATGCTAAAAGGATGTCTTATTTAGTAGATGAGTATCCTTCATGTCCTGATAGCTGGATGAGAAGTGAAGGACGGATGAAGAGCTTCTTTGTGCCTGTTGAAGAAGATAAAGGAATGTGGTTAGACTTAAATGATAATGCAAATCTAGATCGTCATGTTGCAATTGTAGTATCAATACAAGGGGTTAATCCTATTACTGGATTGCCATGTAATAACGCTCAGTTAGAACAGTATATTGATAGCTGCCCTAAACACAATAAGAAATTCGGTCCAGACAGATATTGCAAAGAATGCGGTTTTAAATGGCCTAAACAAAATTATCTAGCTACAACAGGAACTCCAAAGGGAATGTTTTGGCTAGATGGTTTTAAATCTGCAGAAGGTATTGTTAGACAGTATATACTTACCGCTGAAAAGATGAGGGGTGTTGCTAGCAATGTGATTGGCGCAGATCGTGTGTATGCAGTAGGGTTGAGTTTCTTCCTTGCAAAAGAAAAGAAGCCAGAACCTAAAGCTAGTACTAGTCCATTCAGAGGAATAACGACTTATGGCGGTTCTAATTCTGCTATGGGGATTAATTATGTTAATTATGTTAATTATGGTGAACCTCAATTCTTTTCTTCTAAAATTAAAACATCTGAAAATATAACAACGGATATACCAAATTATGACTCAACTATGTGTTGCTTTGATCAATTTGCAGAGATTGAATGCTCAAATAGTTCTGTAGATAATGGTATAACTGCTAATGCTTTCTATTCAGCAAAGAAAATGTGCAAATCATTAGGTCAACCAAGAAGCATTGCTGTTCAGACTAAAAAACTAGAAGTTGGAGCTGGAGCAAAAATCAATCAGGTGGTTAGTGACGACCCAGAAGGTTTAGATTTTTGGCATGACGAACCAGAATCTATTATTTGTATTAACTATTGCGTAAAAAAAGATGCTGAAGCAATTATTAAACAAGGAAAGGTAGAATTAGAAGTACATGAAGAAGGGTTTTTACAAAACATACCAGTAGGAAACTAAATAAAAGGAGTAAGTTAAAATGAGCAAAAAAGAAACAAGAGAAAACGCTGAAGAACAGAATGTAGATAGTTGCACCCATATCGTAGTTGTGTTAGATAAATCTATATCAATGAATAACATAACTAGGAGCACAATCTCAGGATTCAATGAGTTTATGCAGGCACAAAGAGAGGTGTCAAGTAAGGCTACTGCTAGTTTAATGCAGTTTGATACTGATCAAATTTGGTCTTATAAAATGATGCCAGTTAAAGAGACTGTAGATATTAACAATGAAAGTTATATGCCTGATGGCGGTGGCACAGCTCTTTGCGACAGTATTGCTAGAGCAGTTCACTGTACAGAAGATCAAATTAAAGGAATGGAAGTTAAACCAGATAATATAGTTGTAGTTGTTATTACAGATGGTGAAGAAAATTCTAGTCATGAGTTCAATAAAAGTCATGTTACAAAGATTATTGAATCCCATGAAGCAGATGGTTGGGACTTTGTGTTTCTTGGAGCAAATCAAGATGCTATCTCTGAAGGTGGGAGTATAGGTGTAAGGGCATCAAACGCAATGACGTATGCAGCTAATGATGCTAGCGTTCAAACTATGTATTTAAATGTTTCTAAAGGATTAACTTCCTATAGGTCTGCTAGAAGTACTGGTAATACTGATCAAATTGGATTTTTCGCTGAAGAAACTGAAGAAATTAACTAAGTATTAACGCTGTCAACTACCCACGACTAAAGTCGTGAGCCTCCCCGTTCACAAGATAGTGAGGTTGCTATGTTATTGTTTAACATAGTAGCCTTATACTTTTCTGTTCTCGCCACTTCTGCTTTTTCTGACCTGCGCTCTCTTAAGGCTTGCATATCATTTGCATATTTTATTGTCTTTTTCAAAAACTCAATCATTTTGTCAACATTTTTAGGGCTAAATCTTTTTCTCTTAAATCTTTTATGGGCATAAGGACCAGCCATAATGATGACACCATTCCTCAGCTCATAACTCTTGTTGTTCTTATTTGCCCAAGGCTTTAATTCTATATCTAAATTATGGGTATTACCTTTCCCATCTTTTACTGTTTTTATAACAACTTTGTCTTGAATTTCAATTTTTGGGACTTCATATCCTAGAGATTCTAATTTCTTTTTTATCTCTTTTGCAACTACGATGGAATCTTGCTTAGATAAATTTAGAAGTTCAAGTTCTTCTTTAGATCTAGTATGCCTAGTCCAACCAGCAGTTTTACCTATCCTTTCCCATTCTTGTCTGGACATAGTTATTTGAGTGTCAGATGCTGTTTTAGTTAATTTCATGTGTAAGAATCCCCCGTGTCTGGTACGCCCTGCTCTAATCCAACGGCCACACCTTGAGTACCGCTGACTCCTTTTTGTTTTTGCATCTGACGATGAAGTTGAGCTTTAGATTCTTCTAGATTAGGTTTAAAATAACTCTCAAGTACTTTGTTAAAGGCCACAATATTATTTGAATTTATAGCTTCAACTAAATTATCAATATCTAAGCCTATTTCTGCGTCGAGTTTTGCTACCCAATTATTCTGCTTAAGATCGTTTAAGGTCTCTAATATTCTTTCTTTAATCGCCTTGTCTTGTTCTATATCATTATTATTTTGAATTGCCCCTAAGTCTGTTCTCAGTTTTGCCATCGCTTGAAATAATTTATCTGTGTCAGCTTTTTGTCTAGTTAAGTCAGTATCTTGAGCTTCTTTTACCCAACCAGAAGTGACCCCAATATGCTGCCATTCGGGTTTTGACATTATTATCTGTACATTAGAACTTGTTTTTATCAATTTCATAAGTTATTGTCCATAGGAACCGCTTAACCCACTTCAAACTCATTATAATGGTTTCCCGTTATGAAGACCGATTTCCGTATAGACACCATTTACATAATTATCCCCAAAACCAGTTAATAAAATTTGAGATGCCATAATTTACTCCCCCTATTGCCTAACGCCTATAGTGTGTTTGTCTTTTCATTAATTCTACATATCTATGGATTTCACCTTTATTAATTTAAGGCTAATTAAAATTTATTAATTTAAGGCTAATTAAAATTTATTAATTTAAGGCTAATTAAAAAAGAGAGAAAACGAAAGTTTTCTCTCTTTTTTATCTTATTGTTGACCCTGTGAACTGACCTTTACTCTCCAGCAAGAAGAAAGCCCCCGAATTCATTCGTGGGGAGTGTCAGAACAAACTTAAACATTTATTTCAGGGAAAACATGGCAGTGCCTGCAACCGTCTTTCATTCCTGATATGGACTTCTCCCTAAATTGCTTGACGGCATCAGAATACCAGACGTCCAGAAAGTTGTCGTAATCTAAACAGTTAACTGACTTTTGTCCGTCTTCATTCTCAGAAAAAGAACAATGCCAATATTCCCCAAAACAATTGATATAAGAACTCAACAAAGAACTCTCACAACTTTCGCTACAACTGATTAATTGTTTCTTTTTGTTTTCTTCCATGTCCATATTTCTAATCGCAGATTCAAATTTAGGTGCTGAACAAGAATCAAACCCAATGCTTAGGTCATGGGAGAAACAAAATTCAATTAGATCTTTATATTTTTCCGATGAAAGCGAAGTATAGTTCCCCTTGGCTCTTCCTTTAGGTTTAACTCCAAGAAATACTATACTACCCATATTAGATAATCTTGGGTCGTTCAACTTGTCATTAAGAACCTCATAAACAAAATCTAAATTTTCTTCGCTTACAAGCAAATGGATGTTAGTTTGTTTAATCCCCAAATCAACAAACTTTTTGACTGTATTATAGCAAACATTTTTATCTGTTTCATAGGCACTAACTGCCAAAGCCCCGACGAGCTTAGATACTTTCAATGCCATATCGTCAGTTAGGTCTATTCCTGAAAGAGTGAAATTAGGAACAATACCTATTTCACGACAATACTCCATCATTCGAATAAAATCAGGGTTGGTTTGAATCCCAGTAATCCCGAATGCAATTTGTGTCAAAACCTTAGGCATGCTATCAATGATTTTTTTAAATGTATCAAAAGTCATATTAGTCGCTTTTTTGTTACTGTTTCCTTTGTAGCAAAAATTACAGTTATTTGGACATCCATCTATACTTATTTCCAAGTCTAAAATTTCAGGTCCAATTGGTGAAAAAGAAGGATCATCTTCAAATGTCTTTCCCCATCTTGAAAAATTCCCATTTCTTTTGTCAAACACGTAGTTATAGTCGTCGCCTTTTACAACTTTCGTATGTTTAGCGTCAATTAATGAATATTTCTTGTTATTTACGAGAAAAGAGTAAACTGTGCCATTAGATAG